GTGAAACCAAGCACTTCTGCCACCCATACCGTAATCTCCACCATATACTGGTGCACAGTTAAAACAAGTATGACAACAAGTGTAACAGTTGAAACTATGACATTGTATTTGCCCTACGTGTCCACCAACTGCACAATAATTCGATAATCCTGGGCCAGTTACATAACTCGTATGTCCTCTGCCGACTGAACTATTCGGATAGCAACATCCAGTTCCTGCTGAACATATTTGATAAACGTCTGTACCATCTCCAACGAAATCTCCGTCATCTACGTTTAAGTGTTTAACAACATATCCTCCAGCACCACCAGGAAGTCCTACCATCATACAACAGCAAGCACCCCATCCTGAAGCGCCTCCACCGTACATTTCAAATTTAATTCCTTTAGTGTCTGCGGGTACAGTCCAAGCACATTGATGTCCGTTATAATTAATTGCTTCTTGACCTGTAGCACCTTGACCAGAGTTACAACCAACGTATAGTACACGTTCTGGGCCACTACCTTGTCCACCACCAGCGGCAATCAACTCTGCTACACCGTCTGCGGTAGTCTGAGTGAGTGTTCCGACTTGTGACTCTTGCAAGTCACAAACGTCTTTTAGGGCGGTAAATGTCGCATTGGCTAGATATTCCAAGGTTTGGTCGACATCTTTCGCCATTTGGTTCATTTTACCAAGTGTTAAAATATCCATCGTTTTTTAATCTCCAGTGTTTTCATATTCAATTCTATTTATATTAAATATTTATATTAAGTTTCTAGTAGTATTATACTTCCCAAACATCTTTGAGTGTAATAATACCCCTCATATTCTCAAGGTTGCCATCGTATCTACTAGAAGTGTAAAGTAATGACGCAGGAGTTCCTAGTGTCCAAGATTGAGTTTTGAATGACCAAGAGTCGTTCAGCGTGTGTCCGTTTGGATTCTCGAACTGAATCATAATACCATTCTTGTAGTTAGTACCAGCAGTGTTATTTGCAGAGAATTCAGAATCATTCGTATTGCCCTCTGGTCCAAACAATGCTAAGTCTACATTGACATTATTAATAGATGCGCCTTGCAATAGAACTGGGCCAGCAACAATTATGACAGGAGTCTTATATGCAGTTCCAGGATTAGTGAATTCGATAGATGAAACATTACCATTCAATCCTAATACTACCGTTCCTTCTGCCCCGTAACCAGTTGGTTCTGCGTGTTCATCTACAACAATGACTCGTGTTTCGCCAGGAACATAATCTGCCCAATCTTCGACAATCGTTCCAGCCCCGATACCATTATTAAGAGATACACTTCCTACAAAACCACTTCCGACTGATTTAGTGCTTGAGCCAACTAGGCCACCAGCATCTGAAACTACAATCATCGGTTCGTCATAGTTAGTTCCACGTGTAGTTAATACAATGTCAGTTACTACGTTATTAAGGTCTTGAGTAAGAACTGCGCCTGAACCAGTATCTAATGGGTCATTGATAGTAAACTCAACATCGACATAATTAGAACCCGGTTTAACAACAGTTATTGAAACAATTTCACCAATCGTAATTGGTGCAGTCCAAGTACCTGAACCAGCAACACACGTTGCTTCGTCTGAGAATGCAACATCTGAACAAGAACCTGGTACTGCTTCAGTAGTTAGAACTGGTCGAACAATTGCACCTGAACCATATAGAGTACCAGTCATATTGCCTGTGATATCATACTGCGGAGTTCCCGTAGGGTCCATCACAACGATTTTAGTTTCTGGTGAGTATCCTGTACCACGATTGGCTACACCAACAGAGGCAATAGAACGATTAGTTTCTACAGTTGCGTATGCTCCTTCTCCTGGCCCAGATACATCAACTATGTTCACTATATCAGTAAGTGTATATCCTTGTCCAGGTCTGTCTACAGCAATATTGATAATTGTTCCTGCGGCATCGACTGTAGCAAGTCCTCGAACTCCTCCACCAGTAGGTGAATTGATATCAACAAAAACGCTATTATCACGTACCCAAAGGGTTGCTTTAATGTTTGTGTCATTATCATCATAGAGGTCATACTTATCTGTGATTTCACATTCTTTAGTAATTACGTATGTGAAAACAGCATTCTGAGGTACGTCACCAGAATCAAACATCCCACCTGCGTGAGTAATTGTATGTGCTTGAATATCTAAGTTTGTAAACTCTAGAGTATCTCCAACATTAGCAGAGATAATAGATGGAACAAAAGCGTTGTTCTGAATATCGACACTTACTGTTTTAGCAGTAGTATCCGTATATCCTGTACCAGCGACTGATACTGCGAATCCAGCAATTCCGCCGTCAACTAGTGACATTGAAGTTGCGGCTGCCACAGTAGGAGTTCCACCTGTAATTGCAACACTGTCAGCGACAACATAATCTGCTCCGCCATCTGTAATTGTTACAAAATCTACACTGTCATCTTCTTTAAGAGTAACATATCCAGCCGCAAGTCCACCAGTTGAAGTGGTGAAAGTAAGCGTGATAGTAGGATTAACAATGTGAGTAGTAACTTCCCTTGGATGAACGTGAGCACCGTTTGTTGCAGTGAATTCAAATGATTGATTGAATACGTTCCAAGATACTGTTTGGTCGTGAGTGTGACCCGCATCAACCGTAGTTGATAGAACAGGAGTTCCCGATTTAATAAGATTAACTTCAGTCTGGGTTAGATGAACTGTATGAGTATGTCCATCTCCACCTGGTACTGCGGCAACCGCTACTTCATAGTATCCAGTATATCCTGCACCAGGAGTTTCAACTTTAACTTCTTCTACCATTCCATCTTTCAATGTGAATGAAGAAACCGCTTTAGTTTCTACTGAGCCCGCTACATCAACTGCTCCCTTATCAAATGCTCGTACTGAAGTATTTGCTGACCATTTAGTACCACCGTTTGTGATTACGACATCTGAAACACCATCATCATAAACTGCGTTAAGTATTGCTCCAGTTCCTTGTTTTCCATTTGCATCAACTGTGTATGCGTAAGAATCAATAAATCCAGAGTCATCATTGATGAACACTTTATAAATTAGTCCGTCTGATAATTCTTTTACGTATGATTCGCCTGAAATATTATACTCATAAGAACGTGTAAAATCGTCAAGTAGTGCGACAATTGGGTCAAAATATTCTTCACAAGTAGTAGGAGTATCATAACTTCCACCAGAACCATCGATATCCGATGCGTTGTGCATTGCAGTCACGCCCCAACCAGTCACTGAACTTGTAGCATCGTGACAATAAGATTGGAAAGGCTTGAATAGAACTGTATCGTAATGTTCTGCAAAGTTTCCTGTTACACCATTATTGTAAACAGTATTACCAGTAATGTCTGTAATTTTGACATAATCTCCACTGTCAACTCCACCAAACATAAGTGCGGCATCTGCGCCACGTCTTAGAATAAGTTCTGGGTTGTCTGTGTCTGGGATAGAAGTGTTATTAAGAATAGTTAAGTCTACTGCAGGGTCACCATTAATTTCGTGTCCCGTTGCTCTGAATGTAGTAACTCCACCAACTGTGGTATTCTTGTTAATATCATATGCTTTAATCTTAGTAACTGAGGTAGAACCTGTAGCCGTTTCAATATCAAGTTTTAAGTGATGTTGGAATGGTCGTGGCTCTCCTACAATCTGCATACTTTCACCAAATGATACAATTGCACCAGATGTTGGATTATATGAAATGTGGTGAGTCTTATTAGGACCCTCTTCAGCAAACGTAATATTACCTTCTGCATTGTAGAGATAATCAGTAAATCCGATTTCTCTAGTCATCGTGACTTCAGAAAGTAGAGTATTCGTTTGATGGATAGAATATCCAGAATCGGCTGCGCCAGAAGTATATTGCGATAAGTTCGCAAGCATATCTGCTAGTGCTTGAGCAATAATAGAATCCTGATACGCAACGTGACCAGTATAATCAGTCGTTAATTGCGATAGGCTGTTTGTTAAATTCGTTTCAAGAGTATTAGCGTGATTTGATAGAACATTTCCTGCATCATTGGCCCAAGGGACGAATGTTGCATTGACGAATCCTTGAACCTCATCGTTCATATAGGTTTCTACAGCGTTCATAGCCGTATTTGTTCTAACAACTACCTCATTCTTGAAGGTATTCTGTTGATTTTCTAAAGGAGTTGAGATATTATCATTCAACCAGTTCTTCATTGATGCGGCCATCGCATTCAACTTAGTCGGTATCATAACCGCTGGTGTATTTGTGTATATCTCTACTTCTTCGGTAAACGCCGTGACATCGACACTATCAAATGTAATATCTGGTATGTCATTGAACGGGTCAACCGCAGTAGTTATGCTTGATAGTGTTACGGACATTGTATTTTATCTCCAAAATTGTATTCTTCTGATATATTTATAAGAACTAAATTCATAATCATATCGTATATTATGGAATCACTAGAGAAGATACTTCTCTAAATTGAGTTCCGTCTGCGTTTTCAACTATTACATCATATGTTCCAGAAGCCAGTCCACCTTGGTCATCGACCATTGCCAGATTATTAACATCTGTGAACTGGTAACTTGGACTATTTGCCACTGGTCCTGTACCCGGAGTGCTAGTAAGTTCTACCCACACTACAGTACCATTTCCACCAGATACAAATCCTGCTCCAAGTATAAACCAATTAGACGGGTCTATCTCCGTGACCGATATGATTCTTAATGTATCTCTAACATTGAATAAGGTTGGAGCAGTTGCGGTATCTCCATCAGTATTTGTAATTATAAACTCTTGGTCTCCAAGTGGAGTTAGAGGATTGATAACAAAATTAACTTTAGTAGGCAACAAGACTGCTTGTGAAACCTGTTCGACTCCACCGAGTGTGATTGTCCATAATGGGTCAATACCATCACCAACTACTTCGACTGTATCTCCCGCCATTGCTGAGACTACTGTAGTATCCCAAGTTCCTCTTGGTGCAATACATTCTGCTTCAGTCGTGAAGTTAGCATCAGAACAATGTGCTGGAACTTCAGGAGTCCAAGTGCCTCTTGGTGCGATACAAGTTGCTTCAGTCGTATATGAAACGTCAGTACAAGTACCTGGGGTCCAAGTATTATTCGCTGAAGTCCAAGTATTATTCGCTGAAGTCCACGTACCTGCATTATTTTCACAAGATACTTGGTCATAGTAAGAACCGATAGAACAAGTTCCCTGAGCCAGACAGTTAGTTTCGTTATTGTTATATACTGGATTAGAACAAGTTCCTTCCATTATACAATCTGCTTCAGTATTATTTGCCGATGCTGAACAACTTCCTGCAGTCCAAGTTCCGAATGGTTCTACACAACCTGCTTCAGTAGTATAAATTCCATCAGAACAGAATTCTGTTGCGAGTCCCGTCCAAGCACCGTTTATTGTTTCACAATCTACAGAGTTGTAGTATAATGGATTAGAACAAGATGGGGTTATTGCCGATACTGCTCTATTACCAAACTCAATACTCATAGTGGAAATCATAATTGGTGGATTAAGAATTTCATTAGAACGCTTGTTAACGTCATAGTAATCTTCAACTACAGATTCTCCGAATGATTCAAGAGTACGCATTCCAGCGATTGGCTGTCCAACGTAATCTGCATTCTTCATATCAAGATGGTTGTTTGCCCATCGCTCTTCTCCTCCGATTGGAACTCCGAAGACGTTCATTGAACGTGCTAACAATAGATACTCATCAGATGAAAGATTAGGAACAGATTTTACTGAGATGTTATCCCAATAAGTGAATCCATTTCCAGTAGTTGAAAGAGTTAAGAATGCGTTACCCGTAACAGGTGCAGTAAAGATAAAGTCTTTAGAGCCGTCTGTGTCGTTCGCCGCAATCACCATACTTCCATACGCATCTGAATCAGGCGTAGGACCAATCTTAACGATTGAATCAGTAGGTCTATCAATATCGAATGATACTTTATAATTCAATTTATCAGTAACTTCAAAACTAATATGTGCAATACCTCTTGCAGAAGTACCGACACCAGATGTATATATTTGTTGAGTATTTTGATTTACATAAGCCTCTGCACCTTGCTGAGGTGAGAATGTCCATTTCTCTTCGATTTCTCTAACAGAAACATCATCAATACTTCCTTGAAATCCCGTATTAGTATAATAAGGACTATAATTTTCAGGTCGATTATTATCTACAGTAGATATGAAGTGAATTTTGCTATCCGCAGAACCCGCTCTAACGTGATGTGTACGTTGTCCGCTTGGAACAAGTCCAGTTGTATCAGCATCAAGAACTGGGATATCTTCTTCGTGTAATGATACAGAATTGATTAATCCAGTTCCATTCATTCGTAGAACAAACTGGTCACTGGCTTCACCTATCAAATCGAGATGATGAATACCAGATGTAGTAATCGTTTTCTGAAGAACTCCGCCAATCAAGATTTCAATTGATGGGTTATTAGCAGATGTTCCAATCAATGCTAGTGTCTCGTGTCCTTCAGGAATAGTTTGACTAACTAGAATATAACTTCCAGTATCATAACTAATAGTGAATTCGTGAGTATATGTATCAGCGTGATAGGCATCAGTCTGAGGGAATGTTCTTGTGCGAGTTGCATCAGCCATCAACCAATCAGCATCAACCTGTGTAATCTGGAATTGATGTGAGTGACTTCCGTTAGGACCAGGCCCAACTTGGAAAGTAAGAATATTATGTGTCTCAAGAACACAATCTAATGTAGTCTCGTAACTAGAGTTTTTGACTAAATTATTCTCTAGAGTATATGTCATTGTTCCATTTACAGAAGAGTTAAAGTTCATCACTGCATTAGTAATTGAAACATCAACACCCGAAGCAGTCCAATTGATTTGAAGTGGGTCTACTATATCAAGATTCCAGTTAGCAATCTTATGAGTAGTATCACTACCAAGAGCAACTCTTAATCGCCCAGTCATTCCATTATCACTTGGGTCCATATCTGCTAAGGTATACTTAACTTCATATAGTTTGCCAGGAGTAAATACTACTGTCTGATTAATCTCAGTATCAGATAAAATAGTTCCGTCAAGATACGCTTTACCGTTGATTGACTGCCATCCTTCACCCATATACCAAGCATTCTGTCCAGTAACACGTTCTCTGATTGATATATTATCAATCTTACCTATTCCCGTGTTAGACAATCTCAGTATTGCAGTATTATTAGGAGCGACTACAGTTTCAGAATAATGTCCTACTAGTGTATTTGCAGTTCCGACAATCGTTGTATCGCCCATCAAGGATGCTGTAAGTGTTCCATTCTCTGCGCCGAATACATCTTTAAACGACTCAATAATATCATATTGAATTTCGTAAGTGATTCCGTCTTGAACTGTTCCAGTAACAAGTTGTTCGATATGAGCGGCAGTGCCATCAGTTGTATGTGCAGTACCACCGTTTACTTCCCAAGAACCTGTCTCTGTCCAAACAACTTCTTTGAATGAAACATTGTCGAGTAGAATATTTGAACGCTGATTAATATCAACACTCATATAAACTTTAGCAAGTCCCTCGTGGTTATTTGTTACAAGGAATTGCTCTGAATTAGCACCTTTTATCATTGTAACTGGGTCAATATATTGGATAGTACCAAGTTCAATATTCATTGCTTGAATCTTAGGTAGTGCTCCTAATCCAGTTGCTGTTACTAGATTTCCAAGTTGTAACAAGTCTGCTTGAGTTCCCGCTACTGGGAACGCATTTGCAGGTTCTGGTTGTACTTGGAAGTAATCATTTCCTGTTCCGTTGTCTATTTGAATTTTATCTTTAATGTGTAATGGAGTGTACATATTTTCTTGACCGTGATGATAATAAACTACGATATCATCTCCAGCATTAACTACTGGAATGTCAATAATATTGAATGTACCAACCATAGATGCGTGCCAACCACACTGATAATACAGTGTGTCTGGTGCAACTGAAGGTACAGTAAATTCTACAATCTCATACTTAGGAACTCCTGCGGCATCTAGTCCGAATTTAGAACCTGGGTCAGTTTGAACCCCTGCTCCTTCTTCTCCTCTAGAACCCGTGACACCCAATAGATACTCACCGAAGTAAGCGCCTGGGGTAAAGTGACTTCCGTCATCAGTAGTTATATAGAATGGATGACCAGGTGCGTTGACTCTAAATCTATAAGTAGCACCTCGGTATAAGTTAAGAGTTCTGTTTGTTCCCTCAATCATTCCTTCTTTATCAAATTTGTATAGTCCGCCATCATCTTCTACTGCGTAGTAGAGATTAGTTTCTCCTGGCGGTACGAATGGCCCAAATCCAGATACTCCATCAGCACCTGTTAGACCGAAATCTTCTGGGATTTTCCAAGTAAATTCTTTCGAGAAGTTACCAATCCATTGTGACACTCTCCATTGTGCTAGTCCAACATCTTCATTTGGATTTAATGCGGTACATACTGAGTAGTCATCGACTCCATTGTAATACCAACCAGTTACATCTAGTTCTTCACACCATCCACTCAATCCCATACAAACTGGGAATGGTTGGTCTGAAACCCAAGTTCCTGGGTTATCCTCAAGAGATACAAAGTCGTTTAGAGCCCCAGTTTCAATGGTTAATCCGTGACTTGCGTTTTTATTAACACAATGATAGCCCTCATTTGGTTCGCCTAAGCCTCGTGTCATACCCGCTTGAACTAGGTTATCCCAGCCTCCACCAGGTATTGCTTTAATACCAGCGGCGTGCATATACATATCTTGCATTACACCAGTGAATGGGTCAGGAGCAGTAACGTGTCCTGAAGAACTCCAAGCATTATTTACAAATGTATATTTACCACCACGGAATAAGTCGAATCCTCCTGCTGTTCCTTCGTTACCACCGAATGCTTCGTGTTCTGCAATGTCTCTTTGATAAGGATAGTAAGAGATGTTTGACATATCGTGCCAAGACCAGAACCAAGGAGAATCTTGTGCTCCTTCAACTGTAGTCTGGCCAGGGTCAGCGGCTGTAATAGTAGATTGTGTATCGACAATAATTTCAAATCCGTCTGTGGGTCCGTAACCATCGCCAAGTGCAACAACTGTATGGTTCATCATTGCGCCAGGTAATTCAGTAGGCGTATATGGTTGTGGTCCAGATGGTAACTGAACAACATCACCAACTGATAATGCGTGATTGACTGATTTAACAGTTCTTGGTCGAGACCATAGAACTTCTACACCAGAGATGAACGGGTCACCAACGTGGTTAGTTAAATCTCGTTCAACTTCGTATCTAAAGGATGCCATATCAGCAACAACTTCATAACTCTCAATAACATTGAAGAAAGTTGGAGTAGTTCCTGGCGCATTCTCTAGAGGATAAATTACTGTTTCAGTTAATGCAAAGTGGTCCCAATCGATAACATAGTCAACAAAGTAATTTGTATTACCGTGATGAATTCCGTTATATACGTTAGTATAGTGTATCTTGTCGCCTGCTTTAAGTTGGTGTCCGTCTGATTCAATACCACGTTCTTTCTTAACATATCCTGCGATATCTGTGAAAGGCGTTGCGATTGTAGAAGGATTCAAATCATCGCCACCTAAAGCGAAATCATATTTTCCAACTGTGAATTGACTTGACCCAGGATAGTATACTCTATCAAAATCGTGAATATGTTGGTCAATCGAAATAATTAAATATGTGTCATTTGCAGGGTCGATACATCCAAATTCTACTGTATGGAAATGCTGTGGGTCAGAAGTTCCGTAATTGGAAGTTCCAATCTTAGTTGCTCCGCCCGTATGACTCCAAGTTCCATCAGTGTCTTGTGTGACTCCAGTTAATGGACTTGCTTTTAGTGTCGCTTCGTCTGTTATGTCAAGGAGCAATTGATGATAATGACCAAAGTTAGTCAATTCAATATTAGTTCCGCCTTCGATAACATAGTATTCAGACATACCGTGAGTATGTGAGCCAGTCATTCCAACTATATACATTCCACCAGCACCATTGTTTAGTGCAGGGTCCCAGTTATATGTAACAGAGTGAGCGTGAGGAGAGTTATCTCCAGAGCCAGTTCCGTCTGTCGTTGACATTGAAATTACGTTTGTGCCTGTTTGAATAGTAGCGTATTCGGCAGTTGTGAGTTCACCAGTGTGTATGTGTCCGATAACATTAACGTCATCAAAGAATACATCGACTCGTGCATCACCTTTTTGTACTGCGGTGATAATATAATCTTCCCATTTACGCTCTCCAACTCCAACTACTGCTCCGCCACCCGTTGTGCTTCCGCCTGAACCATAACCAGTACCGCCTTGTTCTAGAGTAAGTGAAGTAATACTACCATCAACTGAGCCTGTTGCTAAAGCATTGACTGTTGGTGAACCACCAACAAATGTAACAGCAGGTGGGCCAGTATATTCAGAACCCGCATTCGTTATTGTTACTGTATCAACAAATCCAGTAGCATCAATCGTACAAGTCGCTTCGGCTTGAATCGCAGTTCCACCATCAGCAACTAATACTCCGAATGGAGCAGAAATAGATATAGTAGGAACAGATTGATAACCAGTTCCAGGTTCGTCTATAACAATACCCGTGACTGAAGCATCAAATCCTATAGTGCCAGTTGCACCAGCACCACCTCCGCCAGAGATATACATTGTCGGGATGTTTGTGTATTGAGAACCACCACTATTTAATGTCAATGCTGTTACTACACCACCAACAACTGTCGCATCTGCCGAAGCATTTACTGTATTAGAATCATTACCACCTTGGAAGGTGATAACAACTGGAACAGTAGCATTCGGGTCAGTTTCAACGTCACCAGACTGAAATGATACTAAGTCAGTAAGTGAAAGGTCGTGATAAAGTGATTCTACTACGTTTTGTGAGCCTGCTCCACCAATTGAGGTACAGAGTTGAGGCATTATCTGGCTAATATTATAAGAATTAGATAGTGCAGGTAAGGCTACATTAGCGCCATAGTTAATAGGAATCTTGATTGTATCGCCGGGGTTTAGTCCGTGATTCAATGAATAAACAAATCTGTGGTTAGTCGTACTGGACAATCTTCCTTCTTCGAGCGGGTGAAAAGTACAGTGAAAATATAAATCGTGATATCCATCTACTACCCAAGCCCACTGTTCACCAGGTGAAAGGTCAGGAGAAGCAAAGGATATATTATCATCAGAAACAGCATTGTGAACCAATATGTTTGTATCTGGATTATTAAATATGATTGTGTCGCCTTCTCTCGCTTCGAGATGGTAAGGGACAAGAATATGTGTTTGTGTGTTCGGGTCGTTAATTGCGCCTTCGAACCAGTGACCGCCTGTACTTGTACAAGCAGTTTCCATTGCGACAATTGAAGTCAGATATTCTGGTGTGATTACTGTCCAAGTCTCGCCAACACCTTCACAAGTTGCTTGGTCAGAGATTGAAGGATTATTAGAACAACTGCTACAAGTAGGACGAACTAGAAGTTCGTCTTCTATTACAGAAGCAACAAATGTTCTTGGGGCTGGTCCACCACCAACTTCTGAGAAAGTCGCTGTATCAGGAGCAAGCATATCGACCATATTTTTAGCACCTGAAATAAGGTCCCAGTTAACATCATTAACTGTAAGGTCGTATGAAAATTTGTATTGAGTATTTGGTTTAAGATTTGCTTCAAACCAAGCAAGAGCAACCTGTTGACCATCGGTGTAAGCATCAACAATCTGAGTTCCCTCAGTAAAGAACCTGTCGAATTGGTATGCAATACCATTCGCCCAAGGACTTGCTACGTTAATTGGTTCATCAAAACCACTATTCTTGAGCAATTCAACTTCAAACGCATCTGCGGCAAAAGAACTATTTTGAACAAGGTTAGAGGATTCATATGTTATATCGAGACCACCATTCTCAATCATTTCTGTTGGTGATACGAATTGTTGTGAACGGCCTGCGACATTAATTAGAAAATCTTTATATTCTGGCAAATGTTCTAGGTTTTCCATTACCTCTAAAGACTTCAGCATAAGAGCCAAATCCTTAACAAGAAGGTCAGGAGCATCCAATTTAATGTTCAAAGAGTCCAAGAAGGAACTCTTCTGTTGCTCTATAGTGTTTAATTCTAATAGACTGAATTTGTGACCTGTATAATGTGCCATTTTTATATTATTTCCTATAAATTATTCGGACGCTAGTTCGCTGGTGTAGTTCAACTGCATAGAGGTGGTAACATACGGGTCACTAACTCCTAACATTTCAAATTCTTGCATCCTAACAAAATTATTTTGCTGTTGAATCATTATGTTGGTACGTTCACGCCACGTTTTGAAGGTTTCATCCTTTCTTACGTACGGTATAGTTGTGGTTCCAGTTGCCATAAAGTCTTAATCCCCTCGGTTTTCAATCAAATCGTACACAAGTTTTTTTAGTCCCTTTATTTCGCTTCTCATACTATTTATAACTCTTCGAGAATCCGTTTGAACTTGTTGTGCTTCTTTCTGCTTTTTGATTGCAATTTTGCGTTGTTTATATGCTCCAGAGTCAGTAAATATGACTGCGCCAGTTCTTGGGTCTTTTGTATATGTTGGTTCCGCCATAATCTATCTCCTATGTCAGTGTCAATACTCTCATCTCTCGTACTGCTGGTAAATAGCACGGATGAGTCGTATGTAATTCAATTTTAACTCTAAAATGGTCAAATTCGTGAGACACTTTCTTCAATGGAGTGAAGGTATGCTCAATAAATTCCATATTAGTTTGGATAGATGAGTTTGTAATCGTCACACCACTGTCTTTCATCTCCCTCCACGATACTGGTTCTTCTTCGATAACAGCAAGTCCGATAGGATAATCAGGATGTTCCGTTGGAACAATTGAATCAATCTCTAGTACAGGAACTTCTTGTTTAGAATATGTGCCATCAGCATTAATGACTTTCTCATAAAACTTTCTATTCAAATCATCATCCCAAACTCCGAACCAAACATCTCCAACATCATATAATGAGAGGTCTGTTCCAGCACCTTGACCAGATGTGGTTACGTCTGAAGTTGCTCCTGCCAAATCTTTTCGACTTATGAAACACGTTCTAATGATTGATTTCATATTAGATATATCAACTAGGTGCATCATCGTTAAGTTGGCTGGGTCGTCATCACCATCTACATATGCGGTAGAGACTTCAGCACTAACACCCTGTCCAGGATTCGCTATGACTCCGTTCCAGTTAGCAATACCAGAGCCTTGGGCCGTGATAGTATTTTCAGGACTATTTGCTCCAGAAGGATAAATGTGTGCGTAATACTCTTCAAAATCATTCACGTTGTAATCACCGTGGGTGATGGTATTCGCATATGGTTGAGTAGTAATATATCTTGGAATAACTGTACCTGTATCGTAGTAAACTTTGACGTATGTATTAGGAACTTCTTGTACACTAAGGAACATTTGCAAGTCACTAGCGAAATTCGCCAACTTGACATCCTTAGATTGATAGATTCCCATTTGATTCTTGACAGTTGGAGCCGTATCGTAAATAATATTATTGACTAGAACTGTGCTTAATCTCTCTTTATTTAGTACAGGAGTAAGATTAGTATTATCGGTTTTAAATGTAGTATTGTATGATATTGGAGTATATTGATAACCAGAAGCAATCGTATGACTACCGTCTAGAGATACAACATTTTCAAGTATGACATCTTCGTTATCTAAAACTCCACCATATATATTATTAATATCTCCGTTAACAACACCCTCTATATCTAAACTCGTTCCCGAAAGAACAAGTGGTTGAAAATTGGGCATAAATGATGCCGCTAATTTAGTATCACCGTATGGCTTCATATCAAGTTGGAGGTCGCCAGTAGGGGTAAAGGCACATTTATTCATATCGAATTTAATGTCTTTTAATTGCTCTGCGGTCCAAGTTGTGTTATTCTGAGAAGTAAATAGGCTTCCAAGATATGGTTGTTCACTAATATATTTACCACTTAGCAAATCAACTTCTCCTAATTCAGAAATCCACATATTATATTTTAGGGAATCCGATATCACAACAAAACAATACTCAGTCCCGTTCATTAGATAAATTGGGTCTGCGAATTGGAATCGTGTGCTTACTGCTCCCGTTGTGGAAGTAGAAACATCTTCAGGATAAAGCATCTTAGATGCCATCGGCACAACCGTTGTAGTCGGATAACCATTTGACATTGTTCTAATTTCTACTCGAACAGGAGTCTCTTCGTCATCTTTTGACCAGAAGAATAAATCGATTGAGTCTACAAATACTCCACCATCTTCGTCTGCTACTAAGAATGATTCTGCTACTGGGTCATACCACTCTGTTACATTTCTTGTTGTTCTACTTGTTCCAGATGTATCGCTTCTAGAAATTGTTCTGGTTTCACCTAATATAGCCCGAGTATCACTTATGGCTTCATCAACCCTGTAACTTTCTAGTGTAGATAGAATATCTCTCTGCCGTCTATCAAGAGTACCAGCAGATGTAAATACTCCTACTGCTTGTGTAGTCATTAATTCTGGTGAAGTGAAATTGTCTTTCATTGCGAGTATCTTCATACCCGTTCTGATTCTAACTCCGTCTGCACCTTCTGAAGGAATCTGTAATACTGCGTTTCTTAGTCTACCAGCAGTATCAGTCCAAACAGCGTCACCCATTGCTCCTCCGTCTGGAGTAATATAAGCATCGACATTAATCTCATCAAATTCAAAGTGCATCTGAGTTGATGGACGTAATTTATCTACATCGATAGTTACAGGTACACTTCTCATCCAAGGAATAGCAGAACTGTCTACAAATCTATCACCGACTTGTGTGCGAATATCATTGATTTCCATATGAGACTTCGTACCAGTTCGTAATTGATTATTTGTTTGTTGTTGATTCTGGTCCCAAGTATCAACCTTTGTAATTTGTCTCCAAACAGTCCGTTGTCGAGTAGGTCGATTATTAATGGTTCCCGAGCCCCAATGCCTTCCAGTTTCAAATGCTCGTTCAGTAGTTCCACTGCCACCACCAAAACTAAGATTACCACCAAAGGTGATTGTTTCCGCACCTTCACGAACATTCTGTCTTCCACCAACGTCTGCCCATCCAGACCATTGAGTCTGCCAAGCATTCCATCGAGTCTGTGTTCCAAAAGTTTCTACTTGTTGAGTTACAGCATTGTTATTTTCATTCTGAATAATAACATCTGGCATATAAAGTTCTTCAAACCAAGTATCAGATTGAGGAGTTAATGTACAGAATCCAACCCAAGATTTACGAGCAAATGGATTCAAGTTAATAACTTGTGACCCCATCGGCTGAGTAATCCACGCTTCAATAACATCAAAGTCTAGAGTATATGTCAGATTATTTAATTTAACATTAGATTTTACACCACCTACCATATCCATACCATACATTTCGTAGGGTACAGTACATATTCCTGCTTCTGGATAAATAGCACAATAATATGCTTCATCGATAACATCACCAATACCGTGGTCAACAAACGGGTCAACTAAGATACCATTTTTATATCTTAGTAATCCTGCCGTGTCAAGCACCTGCATATCGGCAGTAGTCTTTTCTAGAAGATTAAGTGCAGTGTAGTATTCTAAATTTTCAAGTCTATTTTCTATGCCACGAATATCTTGCATCGTAAATCTTTTATTCTTTACGTGAGATACATTAATATTCTTGTGGTTATATGTGTACGCTGGTACAAATATATTATACAAGGTCATCTCATTCAATTCTTCAGTAGGAAGAACTGGTTCAGTAGAAGGGAAGCCTTGTTTAATCTGTATCTTTCCATCGTCATTAATTGTCAGTCTATCTTTTCGTGGGAGATAGAAATCATAAGATACTGAGATGTTAGAAGAAGGTAGTGGCAAATATGTGCCAACTGCGTAATCGTCATCCGATGCTCTAAAGTCCATCCCATCAGCGGAAGGGTGACTCAATCCTGTTGAGTCTCTATATCCAAAAATGTCATCATAAGTGATACCAGAATCTGTATAACTGTTTACACATCTATATTGAGCGGTTGTGATATTACCAAGAATATAATGTTTATATGTTACTGTATATGTGCCAGGTTGACTTGGGTTAACTGCATCGTTCCAAGTTAATAGTGCATCGTTCAAAGAAGTATCAGTATCACCAGTTGTGAAGGTAAATGATGAAGTTACATCCGTAGTATCAGGTGCGATAATAGAAACAATTTCTTCAACTGCGTGTGCAATTGTTAATGTGTCAGTAAGTGAAAGAACATAATCGGTTGATGTTGTAGATTTTGTCAATGCTCTCCAAGAAGCATTTGACATATACATATCTGCCATAATAGAGATATTATGTCCAGACAAATTCGTTGATGTGTTACCTGTGACTTGGTCTACTATTTCAATAAGTGCAGTTGTATTTCCTGTTAAGTCAGCCCTCCACGTATCACCAGAAGCGACAGTACCATATTGAGGTATAACTTGGTTTGTAAATTCGTCCCAGATATAAAGAACTCGTTCCCAGTGCATATCATTGAAAACTGCGGGTACTGAAGCAACTGCTCCAGATAAGATAGCGGTTAAATTCTTTTGTGTAGAGTATGTTACTTGTCCTAGAGATAGTGCAGAAGTAATTGAATGGACCTTATAAATCCAAGGATAATTAACACCCTTACTAACTGCGATACCAGTTGGACGAGAGATTTTTGCGTATACATCGGCATTCGTTTCAGAAACAATATATTGAGCGGGTGCGATAGCATCGAGGCCAGTATTGTTTTCTAGATAAATTCTGAATGCGTTGCCGTACTTTGTAACGTGTGTGATACGTTTTCTTATTCCGATAGTATTAACTGGACTCGTTGCAGAAGTGTAACCCGTGTCAGTAACAAGGATAACATATTCTTTATTCACAACATTAAACACGCCGTGCATATCATCAATAGATGCTACTTCAAAGTATGGTCCAAATTCAGGATTGATATGGTCATTCGCTACGTGGCGAGTTGTTCTTGCCCTATCTGCTTCTACAGTTAGAGGAACTAAGAGTTCGTGTTCATATCCATTAATGTATGCTTTAGATGGGTCAACTTTAATAGAATACTTATCAACCGTACTTCCCGTTTTAAATTCAATTGGGAATGGATTAATAGTATAGTTGCCAGACTCATCGAATGTTCGTTGAGCCATTTCATTACTAAGAAGTGAATAGTCAGTAGCCTCATACTTAGTAGTAATGATGCCATTCGTGACATCCATCATCCACAACCACTTATTAGATTCAGCGGAGTTGGCCTCTGCAATCAATGTAAGAGAAATTTGATATCTATCTCCACCTGGTGCATTCTGATTATAGAAACCAGAAGCAGGGTCAAGCAATCTTGGGTCAGTCGTTGATGCTACAATAGTTTCTTCAATATCGAATCCAACTTTTAATGTTGGTGTTGCAGAAATTGGGTCTAAGAAAATAGTTTGTGCTAGAATAGGAGTGAAGAAATTATCTAGCCAATAAACACCGTTATCAACTCTTGCTTCTAGTCCTTGTCCTGTTCCTACGATGACGCCTGCTTTATATATTTGAGTCGCATCGTACCAATTGTTATCAGCACATTCACCGTTTACATCAAAGCCGCCTTCACAAACAGTATCGTAACTTAATAGATTTTCGTTTGCTTGAAATTGTCCAGAAAGTATTCTGTAGTAATAGATAGGTTGCGTTTCATCATCGTGAAGTTGAGTAATTTCTGCAACTGCATTAGATGTTTCACCATAAACAATACGATTCAACCAAGAGGTATCAACCACAGCAAGTTGCATCCATTCTCTTTTAGCAACACTAACTTCTCCGCCTACAACGGCAGAGCCATTCTTCCATATATGATTCGCAGAAGCGGACATTTGATTCTGAAGAATAGATTGTATTTGAGTTAATTCTCTGGCCTGAACTGCTCGACCAGGATTAAACAGAATCTTTAAAAATTTGTCATCCGCATTATAGTCATCATAATATGGAGATGTGTTGAAGTTATATGCCATTCGCTATTATCCTAAATATGTTCCTATCATCTTTAATGTTCCCTCCCCACTTTTGGAGAGAGAACATATATAACATCCTAAAGTATTCTTAGAATTCTACTACGAGTTTCAAATCCTCAATCTGGTCAGATGCACGAGTAATAGCACGCCTGTTCTCAAGATAAATCAACTGTCCACTATCGCTTTCTAAACTTACGTCTGCATCAGCATATACGGATGCTTGGGCTTTCGTTCCGCCACCAGCAAGTTCTGGATTACGCAAGAGTCCGATTTGTCGAAAGTCATCGTTCTCTGGGAATCCGTCTGAAGTCTCAAGTCTAACGTGAATCAATCCGTGGTGAGTTTTCGCTGTAAATATAGAATCTACATCACCGAAATCGGCCTGCTCAGACCCTGCAAGAACTCCTGTACCTGAAATAACTGGCATCCAGTCATTGGTAGTAGAGTTAATAATGTCGTTCAATTCTAGTTTATATAAGAATGTCCACGTATAGTTGTCAGATGTAGTAATCGCTTGAGCAACTAGTCCAGCGGCATCTCCAGTAAAGCCAGTTGGCTCTTCAGAAGCACCAGTAGGTAACCAAAGTCCACCTAAAGTACCTTCACAAGTTGTTCGTGAAACAGCAGTTCCGCCATCAAAGACTCCACCAATATAGCATTTTCCGCCAGATGGTTCGCCTGTACACATATAAACTCGATATTCAGAATTCATCACAATACTGTGACTTCCGATTTTTGAAACAAAAGAACGGCCAGGTTCATCAATTCCTGTGATGCCGTTTGCGGCATCTCCGTCAAATGCGATAGTATCACCTGTTTCCCAGTTAATACGTGGAAGCACGGGTGAGATATCATCATTCTGAATTCGCTTGGTACCAACAATGTCAGTCCAATATTGTGATTCATCCTCATCAAGAGGGTCAGGTAGAGTAAAGTTACCTGAACTTTCGTCATTTCCTTGAGCATCATTAGGCCAAGCGTCATTTCGCCCAAACCCTAGATACAGGAAGTTGTCGTCAACAGAACCAGTAGTTTTGAACTGGTCGATGAAAACCATCAAGTTCTGTGTTCTGAATTTACTGGTTACAATTGCACCCATTTTACTAACTCCTTAAATTATTATGTTCTGCTATCATTTGATATTTATCAGAACTATTTATACGTTTGTTTAATTAAAATATTCACAACTTTATGCCGGTACTGGCCATACGTTGCTATCGTCTACAGTAGTAGAGTGGACGTGGTCGCCCGCTCCAGAGCCCTGTGTGTTTTGTGACCACTGACCACCAATTGGAACACTTCCCAAATATGATATTGTATCGTGGTTGTCATAGTCACTTGTTTGTGATATAATGTTATAAGTAGAACCATTCCACTCTAATACTAATTCGTGAGTGTATACGGCCGCGTGTGTACTATCTCTCTGTGGTGTAGTTACATAAGTTCCACCAATCAAGGATGTATAATCTGCAACACTTATCCAGTAATCGTGGTCGTGGAATCCACCAGTTAGAGAGAATTTATGCACATATGTAGATGTTCCTGGTATAATATCCCATTGTGAAATACCAGCAACTACAAATGTTCCCTTTGCTCCCATATTGGGATTAAATTTTATCGTATATCCGTGATAGTGGGAACTTGCTCCGTTTGGAGAATCAAAGAATATAATACCATAGTTGGCATTCTGAGCATTAATCAAATCATTTGCTTGTGCCAAAGTAATTGGTTCACACGTTCTTCCGACATTAACTCCCGCTGAATCCAAAGAGCATCCATCATAAAGCAGGTGGTCGTGACTTCCGATACCAGCAATAAACGATGGTTGCATCTGAACAATGGGCGGGTTGTTTGCCTGAAGGACATTATTTACATAAGTTTTTCTTTCCGTTAAGTCTTCCACTTCGGAAGTTGTTTGACTTGTCGTAACTTCAGACGTAATAACTGGGTCACCAACCGATGTTTCAGTACCATAATCTGAATAGTATATAATATCAGTCGTGGTCGTTGTAATCTGGACCGTTGACGTTGTTGTCGTTGTGATTAAATCACTATATGTTACGATAATAGTTGTATCACCAGTCGCAGGCGTATCTGGATACGTTGTTGTGACTGGTAGTAATTCGGTTGAAGCCTGCGTAACAACAACACTCGGTGCCGCAGAAAGAACTTCATCAGTTGATGTAGTCTTCGTTATATATATGCTACCACCAGTTTGCTGTGGTATTGCAACTAGATTTGGATTCCAGTCAATTGTCAAGTTATGCCAGTGAAGTCCTTCAGCCGCATTCTCAACTACAGATACATAATATTTAGTAGGGTCTTGAAGTGAATCTTCAATGCCACCTTTAATCCAAGTCACTGACCAATCAGCATAGAATATATTATAATTAGTATCCCATTTAATTCTGTACTCGTGAAAGTGAGCACCCTCAATTGAATCGTAAATAGTAACACTATCTACAACACCATCAATCAGTTGCATACCTTGGTCAATCGTCATTCCGTGAGCGTAAGAAATCTGTCCAGTCAAAGCCCCTTCTGCAAATGGTCCCACAACTGTATCATTATGAAAGTGAGGGTGAGAACCACCTGGATAAGGATATCCAGGAGAAGCAAATGTCGGTAGAATTTCCATCATCTCATTATAACCTGGTCGTGAAAACAGATTAGAGATGTTCGTTGGATGTGCGTGTGACCTTGGGTCTGCGGAATAGAATTGATGTCCGTCAGATGATTCCCATTTCTCAGTATCTAACGCAACGAAACTTAATGTATTTGGGTCGTATGTAATTGTGATTCCGTGATAATGGTCTCCGCCTGAGATAGATGTATATGTTTTTACTTCAGTCACTTCACCATTAATCAAATCAGTTGCTTGATTATCATCTAATGGTAATGCTTGTCTGCCAGTGTGTGTTCCGAGAGTGTCTAATGTTGTTCCGTTAAATGCGTGTAGATGGTCTGGTTCAGAGCCTTCTAATTTATGCCAATCGTGTGCATTTGATAATGTAACATCAGGAGCAGTATACAATGGTGTACCATTCCAACCAAGATGGGTCGTTATACCATTAACTAAAAGGGTATGCTCGTGAGTTCGTAGATGTGTATCTACTGCTTCCCATTCTCCAGTACTGTTTTCATCCCACATCTCAGCCATTTCGTCTGCAACAAATTGTTGCGTAGAAAGATTCCACATAATTTTATATACGTGATAATGTTGATGCTGGCCAGAATCTTCAATAGAAGAATAAACATAAAATGCGTTTACTACTCCATTAGCAAGTTCTTCTGCTTGTATTCTCGTAATCGGTACAGCCGTTCTACCATCATTAGCACCAAATGTATCTAGTGTCTCACTATTGAAATAGTGGATGTGAGCGTTCTCGCCATATTCGTTTGCTCCAAGTATCTCTACTACGGGAGCAGTCTCAATATAAAATGTTCCGTCATCATCGTCATCATCGACAGCAAGATAAGGCGTATCAGAGCCTGTGTCGTATGGTTCCCAAACTAGAGTTAGAGGATTCAAATGCCATCCAGCAGATGAACCAAGAAGAATATTTTCATCTACTATTCCAGTCCACGAAGTAATTACAGGATGCAAGTGAGAGACAGGAGTATTATAAGTCCATATAGGGAAGAAAGCATCCCAGTCAGTCATTTCAATATCAGATATCTCAGTTGCAGAGAATAATTCTGTGTTAATGTCGTATACTACTTTATATCCGTGAACGTGAGCCGTTTCAGAAGCAGGGATTTGTGAAGATGCACCCGTTTCTGTAGAGGAATCATATGTATCAGTTAGTTTGTATATATCACAATTCTGTGGGCCAGTTCCTTGATAACTATCAATACCAATTCTTGTAGCCATATAAAGTTCGCCATTAGTGTCTTCACCTAATGTCAATACAGATTGGTCGTGAGTTGTTAAGTTCAATACAGATGTTGCAGGGTCCCAGAAAGATAAATTCTTTCTTGTATATCCTACATCGCCATTGTATTCGATAAATGTGAATACATCGTGGTTCTCCATATTCGTTTGTGCTATCAGATTCCAAGTATTGAAAGTCGCATTCCATATAATGGAGAATGTGTGAGTATAACTTTCAGCGTGAACCGTATCACTCTGAACAACAACAATTGGTGTTCCAGGATTCGCTTGAGCCATCGCAACTTGACTCGGAGTTAATATAGCCTCGTGACTATGATTTGCTCCATTGATTGCATTAGGAGTTATTGTGAAGTGTGCAGAAAGTCCATCAGGATTTTCTTCTAGTGAAAAGAGATGACCAGTAGTACCAGCCCAACTCGTACTCCAATCTCCGAATATGTATTTGCCTTGAAGTCCAGTTAAGTCACTTCCCCTATAGATGAATCCACCTAAGATAGAAATACCAGTTCCGTGACTGTACTCGTGAATAGGTGATTTTAAATCAAGAAGAAATGCTTGAGTATTTGCATAGCCTTGGTCTAATGCCATTTGGTCAATAGTTGCTTGGTCTTCTTCAAAGTAATGATATGCTTCCATTACTCTCCAACCATAGTTGCCGCCCTTTTCGATAATGTTTACTTCTTCAAATTTATTTTGTCCAACATCAGCCGCCCATAGTTTACCATCTGGAGCAAAAGAGAATCTCCAAGGATTTCTTAATCCGTATGCCCATATCTCTTCTCTAAACATTGCACCCGCAGTACCGTGTGGTTTTGCATTTACACCAGTGAAGGGGTTATCGGAAGGTATGGAATAAGGTTTATTATTAACTGTGTCTGGTGCGACATCAATTCTAAGAATTGTGCCCAATATGTTAGTAGGGTTCTGTGCATTACCATATACTCCGTGTCCGCCGTGACCGCTAGAACTCGAAGTATCTCCCGCATTTCCGCCGTCACCGAATCCGATATAGAGATAACCATCTGGGCCAAATACTAATTGACCACCGTTATGATTCATATCAGGTTGTGGCTGTGTGATTAAAATTCGTTCAGTAGTAATATCAACTGTCTCTGCCGCAACGTCAGCCGTGAACTCAGCAATGATTGAAGTTGAAAGAGGATATCCGTATGAGCCAGTAGATGGACCTTGCTCTGTCATATAATAGACATACAAGAGTCCGTTTGTTGCGTAATCTGGATGGAATGCAAGTCCTAGAGCGCCACGTTCATCATATGCACCGAATGGCCCGACTCCGATAGTCAGATTAAGAGAAGTGTAGTCGAAAAATAATGATTTGACACCAGACGTAGTATCCATCAAGTGAATGATTCCAGATTGGTCTACAATACAGATTTTATCTGGGTCCATCGGATACGCTACAATAGTCGCAATGTCTGTGCCTGTACCCATCTTAACATCCCCTAGTAAATCTCCAGTATCACCAGAGCCAGGAACTTGTTGAATATAGTTAGATGAATATAATTCTACCCAGTCTACATTAGGTACTAGCGTAGCAGGGAAAGTCTGTGCGTGTTGGAATGTAAATGATGCTTCACCAATTGCAGTAGCAACCGTGGCATCATCAAGTTCATTGAATACATTCTGTCCGAGATTCATTGTGTTACCAGAATAATCAACACCGTCAATTAAACTAGGGTCAACCACAAGTTCTGGTTTATAGTTATAACATATCCACGTAGTAACTGGCGTATATCTAAATCCGTGCGTACAAGGATTACCCATAAAGTCAGTATTCATTTCCCAGTCTGATTCGTATGTGACTAGGTACTCGTGATAATGTGCAGAGGTAATTCCATTTGAATCGGCTACCGTACCGCCTTGGAAGACGCCATTTTCATCTGTCTCAGGGACCCCGTTGGTAGTTATTCCGATACTATCGTAAAGAGTTACGTCTGTGATATCTCCGTCAATTAATTTTCTTGCATCGGCTCTTGATAGAGGGTCAGATACACGACCACGTTGTCTGTCTACAATTTGACCATCTACAAATCTATGAACGTGACCCGTTGCTTCAGGCAAGAATGCAGTCGTATGAACATCTGCAAGGAATTCTGGAATTTCAAAAGCATCAGAATTCATTAATGCTCTTGCTTGAGAATAACTTAGTCCGTGAGCCGTTGCTTCTTTTCCGTGAACCATTAAATTAGGTATTGCACTTCCATCAAAACTATGAACGTGAAACGCTGCCGCTCCAACACTCATCAATGGAAGTTCAAGTCCTTTAGTAAGACTTGTAGATACTAGTGGTGCGAAACCATTCTTTCTTCCGTGGGAATGGATTACATTAGGGTTATCAAACGCCTGTATCTGAACCGCATCAATAACGTCATTTGTATTCCCGTATACTTTTTTAACTAGTGTGTCTTCTCGACCACTCTCGAATGCGCCGTAACTCTTTTCAGGAGCGTATTCGGCTTCTTGCATAAACGATTCAACCCATTCAACAACTCTAGAAAGATGTTTGAATACGGACAATTCATAAACGTCACAAGAAATCATTCTACCGTCTGTGGTATTCTCTAGATTATCCTCAATGCCTAATTCAGTAACAGAAGGTGGGAACTCTTCAATAGGTAGAACTCGGAGAAGATTAGTAAATTCAAATACAACCTTCTCAGGCCAAGCATTAATCTGGTTCTTGATTTCATCACGGAGAATATTAATTTGATAGAGTTTCTCTGTAAGTTTGGTACCAATAGTCTTGATTTCATTTTTATCAGTTACTATATCAACCCCTACGTGTTCACCAGGAGCACCCCAATTATCAGGAGTTACTAAGGCAGCCCTTGAATCGAGATTACCCATCATTTCAATGATATATTCGTCAAAGCCTTTCTCAATGAAGACTCCAAATCCAGTATGAGCCCTTCCGACTGAACCGTGTTGTTCGCTCTCTTGGTCCCAGATATCAACCGCGACATCAAGATAAGAGAATATCGCAATAATCATCTTGACGTAATCGGTAGGTAATTCGATTACCAAATCAACTGTAGACCTAAACGAGAACTCAGCAAATAATTTCAGTCCAACAGGGTGAACTAGTTTTTTAAGAACTTCTCTATACGACTGAATAGGTACATCACTTCGGATAACATAAGAGAAATCTTGGTAGTAGTCATTATCTTGGAGTTTTCTGTCAGAAGACAGGAAGCCGCCAGAGTCAAGCCAGTAACCATTTGTTTTCCAAACGGCCGTCTTGACATTAGGTTGAGTCTCGATATTAACAAGAGCATCACACTCTTCTCGTGTCAAAGGAGGACTACTTACATTTAATAGTATATTGTGTTCTACGTCTTGAAGGGTCTTAGTAATATCGACTACTGGGTACCACGAAAGAAACGCACTCTCTCCGAAATAGGGGCTCGCCTTGTCTAACCCATCCGGGTGCAACGCCGCCACACAATCAACCTCAGTAGTAAACGTATGAAGAACTGGCCAATCCGTAGAGATACTACAGAATGATTGGCTCGGGTTTTCCCAATAGTTGTTCGCCGCCACGTTAAATAATTTCTCACCTAACTCAAACTCACCAGTTACTTCTAATAGGTTCAGTTTTGTCCAGTCAGTATCAGTACCATCAATGGTTGCTGTAGCACCAGAGGTTAATCCTTTTATTAGTGAACCACCCTCTCTGTGTACCCCTGCCGCGTGTAGGTAATGAACTTCATTTGGATGTCCACTAATATTAATCCATTTATCTGTCCATTTGTGCCCATTGACAATACATTCACCCTCTGTCCGAATACCGTCAGAGATGATTAGTGCTTTATAGGGTATAGTGCCAGATGTACCAACGTCTTCCCAGATTTCTTCGTCTTTAATGAATACGCCATTTACTTCGGTTAATAGGAGTCGCTCGTAGTCTGTAGTAGAGACTGATTCGTCCATATCCACGAAAGCCGTTGCGCCGCTAATTTGGCCACGGATTTTTTTGTTGTAGATAGACCGTACCGTCTCGGCCACGTGTGAGTTATTCGTGTTGCCGAAATAGGGCGATGCAGAATCTAGTGTGGCTTGGTCAGTTAGTACCGTAATCCATTGTGGCTCATACCATACAGAGCCAGACGCCTTCATCATCCATTGCTTTGGATACATCGTATCAACGTCTGTATTAAAGTCTCGTCTGAATAGAAACTCTAGGGCAGAAGTAGTACCTTTCTGTCTATAGACAGGTTGGATATTCTTAGCAAGGAAGGACTTGTCAGTAGTCTCTACTGTTGGGTCTATTGAGGTGTGTGGTGTACCGTGGAGATACTTAGCCTCGAATTCTGGTATGAAATTATCTAGTGCGTGGTCAACATCAATGTTCTGAATCAAATCAGTTATTTGATTGTACTCGCCTAGTTCCCCATTAACACCAGTCTCTCGTTCCAAGTATTCAAAATACTTGCGAAGGAAAGTGATGAACATAGGATGGTCTTCCCGTACATAGTCGGGCACCATTCTCTCAACAAAGACCGATAGGAACTTAGCAGGAGATTTAGTAAATTTATCGTTAGCCATTTGTTACTGTATCTCCGTTCAATTGATACTCTGCATCGTTACACTACTAGTATTTAGTACGAGTAGATTACTTCGGATTGCCGTAATATCATTTGATTGCGGAGTAGCGTACAAACTTATTACTGAATTAGTGTCTAACACGGGTCTAAATCCAATTAACTCTATGATTCCATTGGTATAGTCGATGGTACCTTGCTCTGTATTGAGGAATTGCTCATTAACAATGTCGTATAATAGAATATTGCCTTGGCCATCGTCTAATAGAGCATACTGGGACCCCGTATCTGTATTACCGAATACACTTGACACGGCAGTACCAGGTGTGATAGCATTATCATACTTAAAGATATAGTTACCAACGGTATTGGATGCTTGAATAAAAAACTTCTTATAAAACTTGACAGACGTTAAATTATTTGATATACTTTCATCAGCAATGTCAATAGTATTACCAAGGCGGGAATACCTCATTGTCACTTTAAATGCAGATATCTCTTCCTCAAAGAAGGCCTGAATGTCTGCTATTACTTTACTCTGTATCTCACCAGCACTCAAACTGGTTAAGACAGGGTTATACTTGACTGTGCTAATAACATCAATGTAGGTGTACTCTGGTGCTGTTATAATAGGGTTTATGGCTAACATATTGTATTTACTCAATATATCAGTCGTTAATTTTTGTTTGGTCAATGGTGACAACTCTAGGCCGTGCTTAGGCTTGATACAAATGAATACTGCACCATACTGAGGAGGGTCATTATCTTCACCACCCCATACGGCTATTGAATCAATATTAGGATACTTCTCTATTAATATATTCTTATAGTCCTCTGCGGTCACTGCCCTATCTTGTCTCTCATAGGCTCTTGGTGCTGTAAGTTTAATGTTTTCAGTGGTCTCTGCACTCGCACCTAGAGAAGAGATGTCCACAGTGTCCACCGTCACGTGGGAGTCGGTGTAGACGTTGGCTATAGTCGATTCAAGTGCGAACACTTGCTCATTAATAGTAGAGGTATAGTTACCTGGAGCACCCACCGTAGATAGGTAAGTTACTTTAACTGATTGACCATCAAGAGGTATTTTGCCAAAGATGCCATTGCCGAAGTATATCTCACTAACTCCATCAAGGCCTTCCTGAACAAAGAATGAATTACTCGTAGGGGTCAATTCGCTTAATACTTTGTTGACTTCCCAAGGCTTGTCATTAACAAGCATAGTAATAGTAGAGCGGTCACAGGTAGCATCATTAATAAAGAAGGACTGGGCTTCCGCAGTAGCGTCATATGTCCATTCAAGGCCTTTTAATGTCCCTTGATGCAACTTAATTTCGCCAGCGAACTCTCCACCCTCGTCTGCAAACACATTAACAGTAGATAAATTGGTAAATGGAAGAGGTACACCAGTAATATTAGATACAAATTGAGTACCTTTCTCTACAATAATGTAACTTGGGTCATATCCAGTCGTATCAAACTCTAGTTTAACAATAGATTCAGCGGCTGTAACGCTCTTAGGTATATATCCAATGCTCTTAGCGTGACTCACAACACTATTTCGGAGCGTTGCGGTATCTAAAAATGCCTCATTGACTGCCATATTCGTATGGAAACCCATATAGTGTGTAGTATATGCCATTACATCCAGCATTACACTCATACCAGAGCCGTCAAAGTCATAGTCCAAGAACTCAGTCTGACCCTTCATAAAGGTCTTGATGTTCTTCTTAATGCCATCGAACTCTAGGTCCGATAAGTTTAATGCTTTCTTATTCTGTGCCATCTCTTACTACCTCAATCTATTTAAGAAGAAATCTAATTGTACTGGGGACCCTTCGTTGACTGGCGTATATGCTATAGTAACATCATAGCCATTCCTATCTTCATCAGCATTAACCTCAACTCCAATCAACTCTACACGTGGTTCAAATGTGTTAATGGCCTGCTTGATTGCGGCAGTCAGTATAACTCGTGTCTCTGTAATCATTGGTTCAAAGAGCGAATGGTAGATAGTAGAGCCGAACTCACTCTGGAATACCCTCTCACCTCTCTGAGTCTTAATAATATGTATGATGGACCCATTAATCGCATCAACGTCCGAACGACCAACGATATCATTGGTCAATGGATGTACCAACATATCAAGGTCTAAGTCTCTGAACTTGCGTACTCTCGTTGTTCTAATGGGTTCTGGCATAACGCTTGAATTCCTCTGTATATACTATATTTATACTGCGTGTCGAATAGGTTCGTCTAACCATTTGTAATGACATCTCCACTACCTGTTTGGTTACTCGAACCACAGTCAATCGCATCACCTATCCTTGCTAATGGCTTGGAGTTCACGAGGACGTTAGGACTACCTGATGCCTGGGCTGCTCCGTGTGGTACACAAACAGGACAACCGTGAGTCTGCCAAGGGTCTCCTACACGATGGGCACCAAGGCTATTCACGAAAACATTGCCTGATGCTCCTGCATTCTCTCTAGGTGGATAACACCCGTGACCTGTGCAGATATCGGTTAATCGAACTGTACCTGGCATTAGGGTCTAAACCTCTTGAATTTGAGGGTATCTCTCACGCTATTCACAAAATTTCTCTTCGCTGTACCAATAAAACTTTTTTTTATTTCCGTGTTTTTAGCGTTTTCGGTGGTATTTGCGAAAAAAGTGGGGTTTTCAGGCTCTTTTGACCGAAAGATAGAGTCGTAATTGTCTCTATAGGCATCATTCACGGGCTTTTGAGTCTCGTTAATAGTCATATCATACGTTCCTAAATTTGTCAAATTGGATAGAAGGTAACTTGTCTGTGTCGAAAGCCTCTTGAGAAGGTAGTTTAGATTTGGTATTGACGTTCTTTTTGTTAGTAAATTTGCCATAGGACTCTACTGCCTTATTGCCTTTAGATGAGCCTACTTGCCCTTGTTGACATACCCAAGAACCATTAGCGTTCTCGCAAACTTCCTTAGACTTAGCATTAGTGACATCAAAGGAACTACCACCACCAGAAGAGCCAGAATCAGCGGCTTGAGAGACCACCCATTTACCATTGTATTTGATACAGGCTGCCTTGCCAGGTAGATAAGGGTCAACCTTAGTCGCACCCCATTTGGCTAATACAACAACCTCTGCGGATTGATAGATATTATTGTCATCACCCATAACGTATTCTTTGCTTCCTGATTTCTCTGCGGCATCGACTTTGGCTAATAATTCGGGTGTATAGAAGGAAGGTTCTATTAACTTATATCCCTCAGGGAATCCTAGGTTTGTGAAGTCACAAGAGCCTACTTCCTTAGTGGAAGCCTTTGCGGCTTTTGGCTCACAGGTACAGGTTTCTACCTGAGACCAATCACCTGTCTTCATTGCTCGTTCTACTACTTCCATTGATTGATGATATTCACTGATATCACCACCGATATTAGATACTTGCTGTGCGAAATTAGCGGCTACAGAGGCACCCATTCCATAGTTGATATTGCCAGGTAACTCAGTTGGTAGCACGAAAGAGGCACTATTAAGCGGAAGAAATGGAGTAGGAGAGTTCGGGTCTGCGGATGATGCTGCCGCGGCTGCCGGTGCTGGACTAAATGGGGATGCTTTATCTCCTGCAAACTTAGAGGCTGCCGGTAAAGTATCTCGAACCTTTGTTGATACTACAGGAGCACCTGATACAGATTGTGATGCTGGACTACTTGGAGGTGGGTCACCTACTATAGAACTAAACGCATCAGAGAGAGTAACAGCAATCTTGCCCATTGCGGCTTCTATTGAACCTGCTACTTTGACTTCATTATCAGTCATTTCTTTCACGTTCCAGTCACCTTTAGTGGCCTCACACGCGGCTTTGTCTCTGTTTCTAATGGTGTCTGTACCACCTGTACACCATCCTACTTTGTGTAATTTTGCTACTGCGTTCTTCTTATATGCGGTTGCTTCATATGCCTTAGCCTTAGCGTTCTTAATGAATTCGTTTTTAGAACCACTGAATCGGGTCTTGCCTGCTAAAACTTCCTTTGTGAAGTCTGTAACAGCATCTTCAGGTACTGTCCATCCGACACCATTGACATACTCCATCTCTTCAGAGGAGTAGACTGCATCGACTAATTCTGTGCCTGTAGGGATACTTGCAGAAAGGGTAGAAAACGTCTGAAGTCCGCCTTGTGCTTGTTGCTTGAATTTGGGTAGTGATGGTAGTCCACCAGACACCTTACCTAAGAAATCACCTAATGGGATAATAGGATTGGTTGGACTCGCTGTAATACCAGTGACTTGTTGATACAATGTGACGATATCATCCATAACAGGTGTCGCAATATGCTTCAACATCTTATGGTTATTGACCAAGGCACAAGGGTCACCTGTTGCCAACTTAGCGAATGCGGCCCATTGTGCTAGTTTGTTCAATGCGGCTTGCATTGCATCAAGGTCTTTTTGGATGAGTGCATTCAAAGAACCCATCATATCTTGACACATACCATTGAAATCAGCAACTAAATCTTGTACAACATCGGCAGATGCTAACATATTAGATATTGCTTGTGGATTGGTGCTATCTATGATAATTCTATTCACTCGGCGTTGAATCTGTTTCAAGTCACCTAGTCCAAGAGCATCATCAATGACACCAGCACCATCGAACAATGTGGCGAAGCCAGCAACACAATCAATCTCTGATTCGTAATTGCCTAGCAAGTCTGCTAGTTCTCGTCCTGCTTGTTGGATACCTGAATTCTTAATATAGTCAGTAGCGGCTGCGGCTGCGGCATTCAATGCAAAATCACCACAGGTGGTGAATGAGTCAGAGAGGTCTTGAACCTCACTCAATGCTTGCCATAACTGAACACCATCTTGTCCGAATGCGGCTTGCAGGGCTACTGGGTCTACCTTATCTGTGATAAACAGACTATTGGCCGCAGTCTTCATCTTAAACGCTGAAGTATGAGCAGGCGATTGTAACATATCCCCGACTTGACCTAACGCCTCGTTGATTCCGCCCCCAAAGGAAGTTGTACCAGTGGCAGACTTAATTGTATCTACTACACTTACACCACTTGTTGAAAAACTGACCATTTAATGCCCCTTACATAAACAATACTTGATTGATTCTATTATAATCACTGAACATACCAAGGTCTACATTTTGTCCGTGTAGAGTGTCCGCTTGATATAATACCATTCGATTATATGCCATTTTCGCTTCATATTCACAAGCATAGGGTCTTCCGCCGTCTACTTTTGATTTAACATAATCAAAATTTATATCTCCTACATTGGCGTCTTCTAGCCATTGAGGAGTGTAATCGTTCTCTATACTGAGATTACCCATATGACTGTACATATTGGTACCACCAGCACATTCTTCTTCCGTATTTAAGTACACTACAGAACCGAATTGATATCCAGGTCCATCTTGCATCTTGAAATGGTCTTGATGAGGTATAATGCCAACAGGCGTTCTTAATAGTGTCTCATCGTTTAACACGTTAACCATAAACTCTTGATTGTCCCAATGCTCATTGAACCGTTTCTCTTCAAAGTGACCAAAGTATAATTTGCATAGTTGAAAATATACCTTATGCAGGGAATCTTTAACTTCGGCAGTCTCTACGACACCTCTTGCACCCGGCAAGTTGTGTATCAAATCAGCCTCTGTCCTATGGTCTATTGATAGGGCTAAATCTCTTATCTCATCAGGATTCTTGTAGAAATCATCAATCACAACAACCCTTCGCTCCTTACTAATCTGTACGACATTAATCTTCATCTTTGGATTTGGCTCAAACATTATATAATTTCCTATGGATTCAAGTGAATAATAGAGCCTTTGATTGTATGGACTCCAGCAGATTGGTCTAGTTTAGTGCCACCTGTTTGAATTTCTGTAGTACCACCGACATATACTTGCCATTTACCGTCAATCTCTGTAATACAATCACCTTCAACGTGTGTCTTATAGTCTCCCTTTACTGATAAGTGAGCATCTCCCTCAACGGTTATGGACATATTACCACCAGCACCATCTACTGGATTTGGTTTAATGTGTATATACTCGTCTCCTAAGACAATCTGATAATTATCTTTCTGTACTTTAGTTACTTTTGTGCCATCCGCTCGTATCTCTTCAAATGTGCCTGACTTGTGCCACTTCATTAGTCGCTCGTTGTCTACTGTGTCATCCCATTCCTCTACGTGACCGCTTTCGCTTGCTCTAACGTGATTAAATGGGTAACTGGCTTTGTAGGGGTTCTCAGGTTCATCCCAAGTGTCTGCTAGTGCTTTATAGACTTCTTTATCTTCTACACGACCACCAGCAGTATCAAGAGGAGTGGGTTTTGAAACAATCTCTTCTCCTTTTACAGGCTCTTTAAAGTCTACTCTTCCACGTCTATGTGTATCGGGTTCTTTTAAGTGCGTTTCTTTAGGATACACTAGATTAGGGTCATTGAATCCCACTTTGGCTACTGGTGCTTCCATAGGGAACCCACCGAATGTGCCCATTACAATAGGCTCTTGAGCGTTCTGCCCATCTCTGAAGAATCCTATAACCCACGTTCCTTCAACACAACCTAATGGAGTTGTTCCAACACCGTTCATTGCGGCTGAAGTAATTGGTTGCATTGGATGTGCCCAAGGCAAATCGGCTGTAGGTATACCTGTATCGATTGCTTGAACTGTTTTATCTGTGTGTAGTCCAGCGATACGTACCTTCATACGTCCTAATTTCATAGGGTCACGTCTGTCTTCTACGACACCCGTAAACCAAATAAATCCATCAAATCCCATAAACTGCATAATATTAACCCCTCGCTGGTATTGTTATCTCTGGGTCTGTAAAGAACCCGTCTTTCATACATTCAAGAGTCATTGTGTACTCGTGATTATTAATCTTGTGATGTATGGCTGTGATTAGCCACTTACCAGTTGAATACTGGTCTTCTTCTTCAGTGACAGTTTCATCCCTTATACTAGAGGCAATCTTTAGTGTAATAACATCACCTGCAAATATGTTCGTGTCTCCTGCCATACTGAATTTAACAATGTTTGTTCGTAGTTGGGACATCTTCATATCGTGCAGAGGATAGTGGCTCTTCTCGCCCTTATCGTGTATTTGATACAAATAATTGTCACTCATAAGTCCTGTGTGTTGGTCTACGTTGAAATCTTTAAATGGTTTGCCTGGAGTACCGTTCAGACCAATACCCTCTGCTAGAACCTTATCTTTTTCCCCATCATACTCTACTTCATATTTAGTTAGTTTCTTTTCGAGGATGTTATGTGTCAATATGGAACTACCGTAGTGTCCGTTGATTTGACTGTTAGGGATATTGAATCGTTGTGTTTCGCTATAGTCTTCCATAATAGCGTCATTGACATTTATCTCGCTATCACCACTCTGAGAAGATTTTAGTGGGTTATCTTTCAGTATCATTTCCCTCTTAGACTTACCCTTTAGCAACTCATCAAGCGTAACGAATTTGAATCCCTCGTTGTTCTCAAAGAATAGATAGTTGGATTCGCCCTCAGCGGATACAGAGTTCTTAGCAAGAAAATTGATTAGATGAAATGGATTCCAATTAGGTACGACTATCTCTTTAGGATGTTTCGATGGAGTTATTTTACACGTAGTCCATTCCTTTGCATCACCACCTAGTGTGCCGAACATAAGAACCTTGTCGCTTACATATTGTACTATATCAGAAGCAGTCGATTTTGTAAATGACCTACTGATTTTCTTCTTATTGTTAGCGATAACATATGGCGATACAATGCCTATCTGATAGGCAGTATGTTTCTCAGTGCGTTGACCCGCTGTTACGTAACTAACCGCAAATTCTTTTTCTAGGTTAGCAGTCTTTCCCAACGCATCAGTGGACATAGATGTGTCTATCTCAAAGTGGACTTTCTCTTCACCACTACCAATAATACCATTTGCTTCTACAAATCCAACACCATCGTGGATTTGTATGATACCGTGCATTGCATTAGTGAATATGGACTCATAGATAGACAGTTGGTCTATAATACCAGCCAATTCTGTACTGTCTCCCATTATGCTAGTGAACTTACAGTTCCATTCAGATGTTGCTTTCGGATTAAGTGTATTAAACTTCTTCTCTGCCATAATATATTATTCCTGTACTTGAGGTTTAGTGTTTCTCATCCAACTCTTAAATTCCTCTACAACCTTTGGAATGTGTTCTGGTTTGAGAAGCATTATACTCCTTAGTTTATCGTTTTTATAAATTTCCCAGTCTAAATTAGTAATTGGTACTCTATCGTTCTCAGGACTGTCAGTGGGATACTGTACGTAATTTTGGTCTTCATAGTGATGAATATCATACCTATTGGCATATGCTAAATCAGTATATCGATATACCTCGTGTTCACGTTTAACCCAATCATAGAATGGGTCAATGACTTTGTTGATTGTGCATACAACCCACCACAAATCTTGGTCACCATACACGTCCTCTGCTACCTTCTCAGGAGTCATTTCTTCTGAAATTCGTATCTCATAGTACATTGCTTGGAATTTTGATACTTCCTTGAGCATATCAATTCTATGAGTAATGTCTGCTATAGTAACTCCATTATACTGTAACTTAGGGAGCATATGTGTATATTTTGACATTAGTAACCTCCCTCTATTTCTTCGTGTGTCACTATTGAATTTTCTTTTATGTTGAGTGTCAGTTGTGTTTCAACAGGTGCACCATCTTCATAAGCATTCCACGTTCCTGTTGGAGTATAATTCACTTCAACACTCAATATGAACGAATCTTTAATTTTAAATAAGAAAGGATTAATATCATCCTTATACCAGAATTCAACTGCGACAGTAGGGGGTATTGATAGCCTGCCCATCTTTCTGAATATTTCTTTATTATCACCACTTGCCTTCTGGAGAGAGTCTTTCTTAGCCTTAGCCTTAGCGGCTGCCTCCTCTGTAGTGTCTTTACCACCCCAAAACCCTGCAACGGCTGGACTTGCGTATGCTTTCAATACGTTTACAATTTCAGTGATAGCCGTTTGCTCGTCTTCATTTTTTGGCGTCATTCTCCAAGATAATGTGTGGCTACGTAATGTAGCACCATCGTACACTAATCCTTGATTCTGATTGATTACAGAAGCGTGACTCATCTTAGCGGAAGCGTTCATTGAAACACCTAAGTTTTCAACAACATTGACTACTTCTTTTCCTGCTTGAGCACCTGTGGCTTTAGCAGTACCAAGTGCGGCTTCAAGTGCGCCAACGACACCATCACCAGAGCCAATCGCTCTATTGACCATCATATCTCCTGCTTCAGAGAAGTTCTGATTATATCCAGTTCCAAGTGTCAGTGGCATTGGCAACCAAATGTCTGCTAGATGATATCCTGCCAATGAGTGATTTTGTCCCTTAACTCCTGCAGTAACCCCTTTTGGGGCCCAAGAACTCACTGTGATTTTTGTCCAGAAGTTGCCAGCACTAATAGGTTCTAAAGGGAATTTAAATGGGACTGCGCCTTGGGGCCGTTTTGTGGATGGCGAGAGAACTGCTTCTGGTCCCATTGCTCCTCCACTCAAACCATTTATTTCCATAATTCATACTCCATCTTTAAATTCATTGTCGATTTCCTCTAGAAAGATACTCTTTGAACTATTTATATAAATAATAGTAATGGCACATAAAGGTAAGTACAAAGTTAAGAATCGCTCAAAGTACGTTGGTGCAGTTGATAACGTAGTATATCGGTCATCGTGGGAAAGACGATTTATGGTATACGCTGATACGAGCAAGAAGGTAATTAAGTGGAATAGCGAAGAACTCGTAATTCCATACGTAAGCCCAGTTGATGGTAAAGTTCATAGGTACTTCCCAGACTTTTGGATTCAATCATTAAGTGAAGATGGAAAGATAAGTAATATAATAATAGAAGTTAAACCAAAGGGACAGTGTCAAGCACCTAAGATGGGCAAGACAGCGAAAAGCAAGTACAGGTACTTGAGAGAGTTAAAAACGTGGAAAGTAAATGAAGCAAAGTGGGATAAGGCTAGAGAATTTTGTGAAGACAGAAAATGGGAATTTAAAATACTCACTGAGGACCATCTGGTAAGGTAATATGGCAATAGCAGTCGCAAAGAAACTAATTCAAATCGCTGTAGGGACTGAGAAGGTCGCTAGTGATGGGCAGAAATATCGTTATCTCGGTAAGCAATGGGGTAAGATAAATCCTAAGTCTGGTAAGACAAGTCAGATGGCTCGTAAGGCAATTGGTGCAGAGTTAAACACATTAGCACAAACTCCTAAACGAGGCTCTAAGGCAACTAAGGCTAAGAGGAGTGCCGCTTGGTTTAAGACTAAAGTTGGTGAATCCGCTAAGGGTATGAAGAAACGTGCAGTTCTCAAGCCAGGACGAATGTTCACATTCGGATATGATGCAAAACATAAGAAAACACTACCATACTGGGATAGATTCCCTCTCATTGTAGTATTAGATGTATATAAGGATGGCTTCATAGGACTCAATTTTCACTATCTATCTCCTGTAGAACGTGCGAAATTTCTATCTAAAATAATGAAATTTGCTAGTGAAAAGGGCGATACAGATAGTATGTCTGATAAGGCTCATTTTAAATTGAGTTGGGATGCTGTGAGAAACATTAACGGGGCCGAGAAGATGATACATAAATACTTATATGGGCACGTAAAGACAAGTCTTTTAGAGGCACCAGCGAATGAATGGGAAAATGTTATATATCTCCCATATCAGAAATTTGTTGGCGCTTCTGCTAAATCAGTTTGGGGCAAATAAATGAACGTAAAAGAATTTAATCAGCAAATGAAAGAACGTGGCGACTATGCCCGAACGAATTTATATTCTGTACAGATAACCAAGCCAGCGGGTGTGGCTTTCTACCACGGAACAGAGAAATCAATCACTACAAACGACTTGGCGTATCGTGCGAAAAGTGTGACTCTACCTGGTAAGTCTCTAGGTACTATTGAGGCAAGACGATTCGGACCAGTATTTAAAGTTGCAAATGATTTGATTGTAGACACGGTAGCAATTTCCTTTGTATGTAGTCCTAATCATCTAGAACACAGGTTCTTTGAGGGATGGATTTCTGCTATTATGGGTCGTGTAAAAGAGACAGATAGACAAAAGTACACCCTATCATATTACGATACTTATGTTGGAGCAGTTGATATTATACCTTTAAACAGACAAGGCCAGGAAGATACGGTACACGTAACATTAGAAGAAGCATATCCGACTAACGTGGGACCAATAGAATTCGCTTGGGGAGAAAGTTCTGAAGTTGCTTCCTTCAATGTAACATTTTCCTTCAGAGACTATGTATGGTCTGGCAAGACTGAAGATACTTGGCTAAAAGCAGGCAATTCTAAACTTCTGCAAGACGCCACCTAAATTTAATTAATATTATGGAGTGATAATTATGGCTTTACCTAAAATCGAAACACCGATTTACAAATTGAAATTACCGTCTACTGGAGACAGTGTAACATATAGACCATTTCTTGTGAAAGAAGAGAAAATTCTTTTGACAGCAATGGAGACAGCAAAAGAACTAAAGGGATTAGACTTTGCTAATGCAGTAAGGGATGTGATTGTAAGGGTTATCTCTAATTGTACAGATGGAAAGATTGATGGTGCTAAACTACCACCATTTGATGTAGACTTTCTGTTTTTGAACATTAGGGCAAAGAGTAGGGGAGATACTATTGAACCGTCATTTACGTGTAATCAACCAGACGGTGATGAAGGTAAAACTTGTGGTAGTGTAGATACGTTCCCGATTAAGATTGACGATATTAAGATTGAGTTTCCTGATAAAGACTACTCAAAGATAATGTTGAATGAACACGTTGGTATTCAATTTAAATACCTAACTACGGCAGAGTTACAGTATCACGATAATGAAGAAGACACTATTGAAAAGATGTTTAAGGTTATCGTAGATTCAATTGATTATGTATTTGACCCAGAAGGAGTTTATAAGGGCTCTGAGACATCTAAGGCAGAGTTGTCAGAGTTTGTAGAGAATTTGTCGGAAGATGTTTTTGATAAAATTAAGGAATACTTCAAGATGCAACCGCAATTGAGACACACCTTAGATTATAAGTGTTCTAAATGTGGGTATGTTGAAGAGGTGAAATTGGAGGGCCTAGAAGATTTTTTCGGCTTTGCATAAGTTATGATTCGCTAGTTAACCACTATAAGACGAACTTTCAACTTATGCAACACCACAATTATAGTCTTTCAGACCTAGAGAATATGATACCATATGAACGTGACATATATGTTCGTCTATTGGTAGCACATTTAGAAGAAGAAAAAGAACGACACAATAAAACTTAGATAGGTAGAAAAAGATATGGCAGGCGCTGACACATTAATGAAAATGATGGCTACTTATAAACTTATAGGTGACCAGAAAGAAAATCTCAAGAAGCAAAAAGATAAAGTTGCTGGCGCTTTGGGAATGGGCAGTGCTACTGCACGAGCCGATAGGTTGCGAGGCAAGATAAAGAAGAAAGCGGATGATAAGAAACGTAAAGAAGATAAGATAGCCGCTACTGCTAGAGATGAAGCATTCCTTCGTATGCACTCAGACGGATGGCAAGCCGCTCTTGATTCAATTAGAGGATTTAAGGCTGGGGCTACTGAGCAAGAGGAAACAGAGGCTACCGCTACAAACGATAAGATGGTATCCGATGCTGAGAAAGCCCAGAAGTCAAAGAGGAAAAAGACTGGCGGTCGTCAAAAAGGTACTCCAAATAAAGTCAAAATGAATGCACCTGCAGGAGATGATGGTTCTCCTAGTCCTACAGCAGAGGGCAACAACCCTATATCTGGTGTCATTAATGGCGATAGTATGTCAGTCACAAGTCCTGCTCTACAAGAGTTGCTAGAGATTGAACAAGCAGAATTAGAGTTAGATGAACGCCGAGAAATGCGAGAAATTAAAGCGGAAAGGCGTGCATTAGAAGACCGTAGAGATAAAAAGGGTGGTGCTCTTTTAGGTAAGGTGAAAAGTTCACCCACTCTAATGAAAGAAGGTAAAGGCTTTATGAGTATGCTTGGAAGCGTACTCGCTGGACCTTTTGGAAGAATTGCATTGGCAATTGGCGGTGTTTCAACTGGGCTTACGTTATTGAAGACTGTACTTAATAAGATACCTGGCGTCAATATGAAAATTGACCCTAAAGATGCTGAAAAATTGAAAGTTAAGGAAGCCGAGAAAGCACGCCTTAAGCAAGCCAAGATAGATGAGGCTAAAGCAAAGGCTGCCAAAATAGAAGCAGACGCAAAAGCAAAGGCTGCCGCACTAGAAAAACAACGCCTTGCGGATGAAGCAAAAGCAAGGAAAGTAACTGCTAATAAAATTGAAGCAGAGAGAGTTAAGGCTGAGAAATTACGTATTGCGGATGCAGAAGCAAAATCAAAGGCTCTTAAATTAGAGCAAGAGGCTAAAGCAAAGTTGGCTGCCCAAGCAGAAGCAGAGGCTAAAGTCAAAAAAGCAACCGCGGCTAGACTTGAAGCAGAGAGAGTTAAGGCTCAGAAATTGGCCATTGCGGATGCAGAAGCAAAAGCGAAGGCTGTTAGATTACAAGAAGCGGAGATAAAGAGAAACCTAAAACTTGAGAAAGCCGCAAAACTAGAGTTGAAAGTTAAAGCAGAAGCGGCCGCTCAAGCAAAACTTGATGCTAAAAATGCCAAGTTAATTTCAGACCAAAAGGCTAAACTCCAATTAGAGTCTAAAAAAATATCGACTCCAAAGTTGAATAGTGTCCCGCAGAAGATACCAGGTGCTACTCCCTTATTATCTCAAAATGCTCAACAATTGGCTACTAAGGGTGTTACACCCGCTAGGACTCTGTTACCAAATTTATCAGGGACTCGCCTTGCAAATTCATCTTTAGGAAAAGCAACATCAGATATGACTGGTAAAGCAGTGAGTGCCTTGGCGAACAAAACACCAGACATCGTAAAAACTACTGCGACAACGGCTCTCAAAGGTGCGGCAACAGTTGCAACTAAATTGGCAGTTCCTTTGACTGTTCTCGCAACTGCATATGAAGGCTTTAAAACAGAGGACGATGATACATTAAATCGTGACGAAAAGAATGCTAAACACGTTGGAACAGCAGGGGCAGTTTCAATGGCTCTAGCAGGAGCCGCTGTTGGTTCAGTTGTTCCAGTAGTTGGAACTCTACTCGGCGGACTTGCCGGTGGAGCAATCGGCTACTTTATGGGAAAATATGGTGGCGAGAAATTAGGGGAAGAGTTATTCCTTGACGGTAAAGAAATTGGTGACCCATCACTAGAAAAGTCTGCATCTGAAGGCGGTAAAGGTGGAGAGACTAAAGCAGAAATGGATATGGTTTTGGCCAAGCAAGCCCAAAATGCTGGTGCAGTAGACATTGGATGGGGTGATGCAGATATCGATGACTTAGAAAAGTTAAAAGATTTAACTACAGAACAAGTTCAGGCTCTTCTTGACGTAGAGACTTGGTCCAAAGCAGATGAAGAAATGCTGAAGAAAGTTCTTGATGCCAAGAAAAATGGACTAACAATAACGCACGATGATGGAGGTTGGTTTGGTAAAGAATCTCTTGAATTTGGTAAGCCTGGAGCACCCACAGCCAATAAAGAAAAAGAAAAAGTAAATAACAACCCTCATAATCTTCAAGCGACTAGTTTCTCTGCAATGAAATTGGCACAGAATGACAAAGAAACCTATGATAAATTCAGAGAATATAAAAAATCACAAGAGATGAAACATAGAGAGGGATATAAGGCAGCAGGCCAGAAAGATAATAGAGGCACTAGGCGAAGGGCAGAAATGAGGGCAAATCAAGATGCCATAAAGATGTTCAGTGCGGAAATTTTGCAGGCTGGTGCTGGCAAGTTTGTAGATAAGACGACTGGTCAGTCAGTGACCGCAGAGATGCTAGAAGGAAGAATTGCAGATAAGAAACTTCAAGATGAATCCGCAAACGCTATGTTAACGGAAGGCAGTATCTTTACTCACGATACACATCTAGAGAAAATCCTCAATGGTGAAGGGGATAAAGATTCTATATTCAATGGCAAGAAAAATTTCACTGTACAGAGTGTATCATCACCCTCAATGAAACCGAGGGAAAATTTAGATAAAGCGAAAGATTTGAAAGGAGCAGATACTTCTGTAAATGCGAATCAACTCGAATCGGCATTAGTCACTAGGGCAATGCAAGATGATAAGAATGCTAATCGAACGGCTAGTCAAATGACAAACGTAGTAAATCAACCTAACAATAGCGTCACTAATACTAACGTACATCAAGCGGGTTCCACCGCTCACGCACCACAGACCCCGGCTGGAATAGGTCATATGGGAGTAGGCTCAAGAGGATAAAATAAGGATTTTTAAATGCAATATGAACAAATAGCGGGTCTAGTTGAAAAACTAGGTATTCCGATTGTTGGTTTATTATTTGTTGGGTGGGGTTTTTGGAAGATTATAAAATGGTTACAAGTATCACTAACAGGAAAAATAGATAATCAGACAAATATTATTATACAGTTGATAGATAGAATAAGGGTACTCCAGACGGATATCCTGAAACTAGATACGATGATACGGACAAAATATGGTCTGGATGTTGATGAAGAGCGGATTGAACGCAAAAACGACCCGAAATACAAAGACAAGATTAAATAAGTCATAAATAGTAATAGAATTCAATAATATAATTTAGGAACATTAATATGGAAAATCTAGAAGAAGTAGTAACGAATGCTAACATCGGCACTGCCGATTTTAGTTTTAATTCACTAATAAACGCATTTGAAGAATTACCCACTATCTCACTATTGAGAGCAGTGGCGGCAGTTGTTCCTATGAAAATGAGTACAGGTCAAATCATCAATCTCAAGCGAAATGCGGCAACGAATTCGTTTGAAACGGTGGTCTCGACTATGACGATAAACACTGCAACGACTAATCCAATACAGTCTGGACTCTCGATGGAAGCAATGCGAGATTTGACGAATCAGTATGGGCTAGACGGATATAAAATTGCGGCGAATCTACTCAAGGGAATTACAGACAAAGAAGAGAATGATGATTTTCTGGCATTCCTGGCAGCCAATTCACTAGCAACTCCAGTATTGACATTGACCGATGCTGGCAATGCCGAACTGAATTTGTTTGAAGTCACTCAGCGGGTTCAAGAACTTGTCATTAAGATGAACACTCCATCGTTTAGGACATATGATGCTTTTGTTATACTTCCGTATAAGCAATTAGCGGCTATATCAGCACTAAGCAAATACACAGGTGGCGATGAAGATAATGCAGACCGATTGATTGTTAACAAGTTGGGTAAAACGAAATACTATGTCAACCCAGACCCTGCGGCTGTAGAGGCTTACGTTGGACTAGCAGATGATGACAAAAAATCAATGGGTGCATCTTCAGTGATTATGGGTACTTTCCCACAAGAAATATTGAAGAGTGGCTTTGTTGAATCATTTCAAGGTAATATTGGTATCTTAAATCGTTATGCTACTGCGGTTAATCCGTTGAGTGTAGCCGGTGCTGAGATGTTAGTATCATTCGTAATAGCATAAACAAAAAAAGGGAGCCCGTAAAGGCTCCCTTTAAAACAACATCCTGATGGATTATGCTTCGGCTAGTTTGCTGAAGTAACTCATCGTGTCATCCTCTTCCACTTTATCAGTATTAGAGTCACCGTCTGTCCAAGGTGCTTCAGAGGCAATCTCTGAGACCTTAGTTACAGGTGCTGATACTGATTCCGCAGTAAACGAATCATCCGACTCAGAACCACTTCCAATTACTCGGAAGAACTTCTTCTTCAACTCATCATATGATTTGAACTTATCTTCAGTAATCTCCGCTTCCAAAGAATACAGACCGTTATACAACGTCTCCATTTCTTCTTCACTTTCTAACCACTGAGATGGTTCTTCAAAACCAGACTTGTCATACTTCACAAAGCCATCTGCTTTACGAGCCTTCAATTTGAAGTTCGCTCCGCTGAATAGATTGAAGACGTTGACCGGGGTCTCATCATCAAACTCAGGCGCACCTGCGGCTTGTATCATATCAAAAATAGACTTACCATATTTGAAGAGAAATACTTTCCCTTCATTTTCTGGATGGGCGGAATCACTAACAACATAGATGTTAGAGATATACTGAAGCCTACGCTTCCTATCTCGTGCAATCTGTTTGTTAGAGTCGATACCTGAATTCCACAACTCAGAATTGGCTTCAGAAATCGGGTCCTGTTTACCAATAGTTGTGAGAGAATTCTCGATATACCATCCACCTTTACCTTTGAAACCGTGAGAATAAATTTTCACGAATGGAAAATCTTCTTCTGCTGGTGCATCAAGGAAGCGAATGATTGCGTAACCATTGCTTGACTTGTCACGTTCCAACTTCCAGTATCGGTCGTCTACATAACTTGCCTTCGAACCGCCACCAGCGGCTGAAAGTTTGTCCATCATTGATTCTACGTCTTTTTTAGACTTAGAACGCTTTTTAAGAGCGGCAAAACTCATATTGTTTCTCCTGTTTTATATTAGATTTTAGGGTTACCATTATTGGCACTACCTGCTTTTGAAACGATTGACTAGTTAAGATTTTTAACTAATTCAGGACCTTTAGAAACTTCCACTTTCGGCTCTTTGGCTTTCGGCGCTTTCTCTTTAGGACCATCTACTGGGTCGGGTGCTTCATCCCCATCCATAACGGCTTTAATCGCTTGAGCAAATCCTGCTCGTGCCATTTCAAGTCGCTGAACCTCTTTGTCGATTGAAACTAAATGTTCAATTGCAATCTTGGCCACAGTTGGCAAAGTCTCAACATCATATTCACTTCCATCAATACGTACAGTGTTTTTCTGTACGACTTTTGCTTCATCTTCACTCATTCATTATCTCCTTCAAGATTGATTAGTTAATAACATCAGGCTTCGGCCTAATTTCTCTTTCGAGTTCCATTGCTAGAGCATACATAGACTCTATTTTGTGATGTATCCCGATAATTCGATTAGGATACTCACGTTGCAATTTATTTATGTCGTGAACTTCTTTACAGTCACCGATTAGAGCAAATAGTTTCACTACTATCTCCTCATCTGTATGAATTGCTCCGATACTCAAGTACACTTCTCCTTTCGATTCAGTTCATCTTAAGGTATATTATACATCATACCTAACCCTTTGTCAAGCACTTTTTTACACTTTCCGCATATTTTCTCACTTCATACTGAGCGTGAGGGTCTTGTCGTAATTCAATCAGCCGTCTATAGGCATCGATTGATGCGGTTTCTACGAACTCTGTATACATCGACTGAGGTAGAACTGAACGTGCCTGTTCAGGACATATGTTCTCTTCTTCCATTAACTCTGTATATTTAGATGTAATGGTTTCAGTTGCATTGGCAATCCACCCTTGCATATCACCAGAGTGTCGATGCACTTCATCAGAAGAACCTTGTTTGACAGATGGCGCCTGGAGTCTCCATTCATTTGGAATGAAGAATTCAGGTGCATCTGAGACATACCGTCTACTTACTTCGTTTCGAGTAAATCCAACTTGGTGCTTATACCACTGCCTAGCAATAAAGATAGGCATTTTGATTCTAAACTGTGCTACTTTAAGTCGTTGAGGATTCCATCCAAGACCAGCATACAAATTCTGCTTATCCCACCATTCATTGGTTGGGTCTGCCAGCATATGAGTCCAATCATCAACAAAGAATGGGTTTGACCCCGATGTCGGTGCACTTTTAATACCAAATGCACTCAAACTCAATGGGTTATTTTCCCACATCGAGTCAGTAATAATGTTGTGCTTTACAAAGGCGTAGAGAGAACCCCGTTCGTAAAATCGCACACCACCATCTCCCATACTAATCACCGAACGAACAAATTGCTCATCGGCAGACTTGGCACACCACACAACATAATCTTGAACCGTCATCTTACGTTCCAGCATATACTGAGCGTGAGAAAATGGTGTCCAATGTTGGTGCTTGGCCAGATAATTAATTAGTCCAGTGTCTTTAGGTTGAACTTCCTTATGGAGTTTACTCATCGACACTCTAGCCGCATTAACTACTTGCAGGTCAGAGGGTGCGATAGGCAGACGTTCAACAGATGATACGCCATCTCCAAGAGGGTCTAGTTTAAGAGCCATTAAAGGTTTCCTGTAGTAAGGTTTTAGTTCCTTCAGAAGCATTCAGCATATCAATAAGCATTTGATAGTCATCTTTCGCATCCGTCTGAGTCCCGTAAGACAAAGTGGTTTCTACTTGAACACTATCTAGCATATAGTTAATGCCGATTCGATGGTCTCCTGTGTATTTGAGACCAGTGAGTTTAATCTTTGACAGATTAATTTCAGTGCGGTCGCTATCGTTCATTTTGGGCATTTAAAAATACTCCTTTCATAATGTTTTCATAATGTGTAGTATCAGTCAACTTGAGGAAGTCACCATATCTGTCATATCTGTATTGTTCAGTCGGGAAGATATAAGAGTCAATTATTTTCTTGGCAATTCTTTTGCTGAACTTCAGCACCGAATCCATTATAATATAACTTTCCACTTCAATCATCCTTTGTTGAACAAATCTGAATATAACAGGATGCTCACCATCCTCTACATCAAACAATCTATCGAATCCTAAACCACGAGCGATTAAGAACTCATTCACTTCTTTCAAGTCTTCTTCAAATATGTAAGAAAGGGATTGAACTCTTTTCTTCCAATTGAAGTAGACATCTTCACTTTCCTTGCTATGTAAATCTCCAATCCATACTGCATCACTCCCGTGATATGCGAAATTGGCTACAAAATACTGTAGCAAATCTTTCTTTTGCTTGTTCCCTAATGCTTCAAAAAAGAACTTATCGTTTCGCCGTTCGTATGTCGAAACATTTAAACTTCTCATTTTTCCATTATACTTAACGTAATTATAATCGTTTTGTATACTGAAATGTTGCTTTAGGGAAACATACAATTTATATGCTTCAAATCCTGTCACAATGGTAATACGCTACCTGGTTCATCATCATCTTTTATTTGATTATTCTCTACTGCTTCCTTTGTAATCTTCAACTGAAATGCAGGAGATATCAACTTCGCAACTGCTTTTGGCTCTAACTGGTGTTCTACCATATACTCGACCATTGCATCAACATATGACACACCAACTTGCATCCTTTCTTCAATCAATAATTGAAATGCCTGTTGTTTATTCACTTTTCTCATCCTTAAATTTTCCCTTCCCTTAACGGTCAAGTAATTCTTTGCACACATCCTCACGTTTGTCGAATGGCATCGATTCCCACTCTGCAATTTCTTCCAGTGTTCGCTTACAAGTCATACATTGTTTAAGAATATCATCCATCTTACAATTGGATGTTCCCCAACCAACGCACGGTGTTTGTGCTACACACTGGCTAATAAATTTGTCTCTACTACTCATATTAGGTCTCCAGTCTCTTTAATACTTTTTTAACAAGGACTCTAACAGTCATACTATTCCATCCGAAAGTATCAATATACTCACAGAAGATAGGACTCTCGTCTTGTCTAATTTTCTTATATTCTCTCATTCTGCTATAGGCACCCATATAGGTGTAATGGCACAATAAATCCAAAGCAACGTCATTCGCATAGGCATCGATTTCATCCGGGTCACTCAAGTAGACAATTCGCTTTTGCTCATCATCCATATGTTGGGTGAATATAGGCATAATATCTGTTCCGAGGCGTTGTGTTGCCTGCTCTCTATGAATCATTTCGTGTTCTAGGGTTTGCCTGACTTGGTGCTCCAAGAAGTCCCAGTCACTATTATTTATAGTGATTGTTTGGTCTTCAGAGTTTAACACCAATACCAACTCGATATCTGTATCCTCTTCTTCTTCGAGGTCCTGAGAACAAAAATACCCATTGGCTGTGATTTGATTTTTACCAATTTCATTGCCATATGGGTAGGTTGAAACTTCAATACCAAATTCAAGAAATTGCTCTTGAAAATACGCCTGATATTCGTCAGCAAATAGTGGTCGTCCTACACATTTTGTTTTTAGCAACTGCAACCTTCTCTTTACTTCACCTTCAGGCAGGTCATCTGTCATAAATTCAACCTCATTAGTTCGATTCATAGTGTACATTATACACGAGTTTTGAGGAATGTCAAGCAAAATATCTCCTACAGATATAAAGGGCCAGTCCAGCGAATCTGGTAGCCACCATCAAGAATGTTTCCACGGGGTTTGTTACGGGCAGGAGCATTATATCCTGCGGCTTTCAAAATGTCACCTTTGCGGAACATCTTGTCATCATCGACATTAACAACGAATCCCCAAACAGAATTCTGGGTCATCACTTTAACGTACTTTTTGCCGACTTTGTAGTCGATTCCTTCGTTGAACTCACCAATCATTTTCTGATTGATTGAGCCAAGTTCACCAGCAGGTGATGAACCCGAACTCTGCTTAGTCCAGCGATAATAGTCGGTTTTGATGTTTTCTACCAAGTCATTAACTTGGGGAGTCATATCGGCTTGAAGTTGGTTTGTCATAATATATCCTCTTATTTAATTTATACGTATATTATAGCAAAGAATGAAGGGCTTGTCAACCCTTTTTTCATTTATTTTCACCTTTTTTATGACTTTTTATGACCTCATTCCGTCCAGCCAGTTGGGCCATCACAATCGTATATTCTTCATCTGTCAGACAATAAATGGCTCCATCACAGGTACAACGTGAGAAGGGCACATCTACAGTCTCGATATATTCGACCTCAAGTGGGATGGCGCTTGGGTTCGTAAAGTTAGAAAACTTATCGTTTCCTGACGTTTCTTGACTCCAAAACGCAATCATCCCAATCAGGAAAATCACAAAGAATAACGTGGCGTTACCCTTATCTGGGTCTTTTAAGAACTGTTTCATATCTGCCTTATTTTAAGATTTATCCTACAGACGGAACATCCATAGGTTTAAAGTCATATTTAATATTCTGCAATACCCTGCCGCTTGACTTAATCGTCATATGCTCGTGTGTCCACCCGTGAGGTGCTTTAATAACCTCAAACGCATATGTACTCAAGTTCAATAGTGCTTCGACATTACACTCTTTTTCATTCCACAAGTGTGGGACATCTGCTTCATTGATATAGAATATGTGGTCATCACGTTCAATGGCGTGGAAAAGTTGATTCCCTATACTAACCATTGATACTCTCCGGAGCAACAGAAAAAGGAGGAAGAGTTAATCGATGTGCATTTCTGCGACATTCATTAAATCCCTCCATATAGTCAAAGTGCATTTCATCTACAGCGGCTTGTTGCTCAAAACCGTCAGGCTTAACTTGCGGTTTTTCATCAAATTCAGCGGCAACCCAACCAGCAACATAAAAACGGTTCTTTGAGCGTAGATGGCTCTCTCGATTTTGCTTTGTAATTATCATACTAAAACACCCCATATAATTAAATTAAGAACAACTAACGAACCAACTAACCAGTTTTCAATCATCAATCTCATAACTTAACCTCACTTTTCATTGTCATAATACTACTATTATACACGGAAATTAGGGTCTTGTCAAGTCTTTTTTCAATTATTTTTCAAGTATTTTCATCAATACTTCGAGGGCTCTAGACAGTTCGATTCGCTCATCAACATCTAGATTTTTAATTTTCTGTCCATAGACTCCATTGGCGAGTTTCTTCAATATTGGTGCCGCTTTCGGTACTGCCTTCTTCACACTTAATACTGCTTGTTCATCCAGTATTTCTTCAATAAATTTTGTAAATCTATCCATCGTTTTTCTCCTTCTTATTGGTCTACTCATTATATCTATGATTTTGTACTTTTCAGACTCGGTCATATTTGAATAGTTGCCATTAACCGTCCTCAGTTGGGTCGTGCGTAACTCCTTCTTTATGTCCCTCTTCATCGATTTTACGGTTAAGAGGTTGCTTCTTAATTGAAGCGGCAAAAAAACTACTTGCGGCAAGCATTGGGATTGTCCATACCATTTTATCGGTATAATATGCTACTGTATATGCGGGGATTAAGACGATTAATCCCTGCACAATTGCTACCTTTATATCTTCAAAAACCATACTACGCTAATCTGCTTGTTGCGACTTAATTGCTTTTGTATATCCAGATTGTCCTCGATAATTCACTTCTCTAGGCGTATCAAGACGGTCAGAATAATCAAATTTATCCATACCCTCTTGAACTGCTGTTAGATGTGTCTTAATTGCATCAGTCATTGGGTCAGCACTCGGATAACTTAGGTCTGGTGGAGAATCATCGGACAAGTCACAATCTCGATTGATATCCTCTCGAATCGACTTCTCGTATTCGGCTTCTTCAAATAGAATCAGAGTAATTAAAGAATAGATTGCCATATCCTGAAGAGTATCTTTAATAGATTCCTCTTTGAATTTGAACTCACCTTTCTTAATGAAGTTACTCATTCGAGCATACTTATCACCCATACGGACTACTGAGCCTTGCCAAGCGGGAATACCAGATAGTTCAGATAAACGAAAGTTGGCGAATACGTCTTCATTAGCACCATAATCGTGTCTCTTCTTATCGTGTAATTCCTTTATGGAATCGAGGAGTTCAAAAAATCTCGCACTCTGTTTATTCATCACTGGTTCTTCCATTATTATTATCCTTTATTGGTAATTGGCTTCGTTTGTTTGTCACATCTTTCTTCGTCTTCTTCACACTTTTTCTTTTGACAACTTGTTTCCTCATAGTCAAATCCAACGTGGTACGTAAACGCTCAACTGCTAGTTTCAATATAGGATTAAGTGCTTCTGGCCTATGTTTCAATATTCTAGCATAGTTAGTTCTAGTGACTACACCTAACGTGACAGTCTTAGAACTGGCTGTACAAGTAGCGGTTCTTGGTCTTTGGTCTACTAACCCTATCTCGCCAAACAAACTGTTTTCTCCGAGAGTTGTTATAAACTGACCATTTTTATGAACTTTTACTTCACCTGATAATATAATATAAGCATCAAAATTTGTATCATCTCCTTCAATTATAATATCTTCACCTTGTCGCCTATGTATTGTTTTCATCTCCTATTCCGGTTAAAGTTTACAATTCGTGGTACTTCCTTTCGACCACTTGTGCATCTACACTTATGTGCATCTCCATAGGACGTTTACTTTGTAACCGTCTTTCAATCTTTAAAGTGTTGGCACAAGTAGCACATACTATATCTTTAGGATTCCATTGCATCACATCAGCAATTCTATCAGGAAGATTAATCACTTGGTAATGACTTCCATCTGCCGTTGGGTGTGTAATTGCAAATTCTACTCGTTGTGAACATTCTGGGCAATATATCATTAAGAAATCTCGATTCATTGCTTCTGCAACATCGGCTGGGTCCAACATACCCTCTCCGAACATAGTATCTCCTTTGGTAAAGGTGAGGGGGAGTAAACTCCCCCGAAAATAACTATCCAACAACATCTGATTTCTCGGCTTTGTAGGTTCCAAAATAACAACCTGCCCAGTAATCACATTCTACCCAAGTCATATCAATTAACTTGCCTGATATGGCATCATTGAGTAGATACAAATCTACGGCATTTGCTTGTTCGCCTTCTCGTAGACTATTTACACAAACTCCTGTATCACCGTTCTTAACAAGTTCTCCGTCTGTGTATGAAAATGAATTATTCTTTGCAGTTTGACACTCTTCCAGACTAGAATGGTGTGATGCGATAGTGTGTTGACCATCTTCAAACCAAGTCGGCTGAACGTGAAATGTTAATGCTACTGCGGTAATAAGCCCAATAATAATCGACATAATATAATCTCCAATTAATGAATTGATTCAAGTCCTTCTACTAATTCGTGAAATCCGTTGATTGCGAAATATATCGCCAACGCACCTAAAAAATACTTACTGTACTGAAAAAACTGATAAGTTGGTATCTTAGCGGCTATTTTGTCCATAGCAAACCATAGAACTACTAGTAAATTTAGCCCCACTACTGCACCTGCAACAATTGATAATTGGTCACCGATACTACTTGCGAACAAGCCTGCGTAAAATATCACAACCTCAAATCCTTCTCGTAGTATAGCCAAACATACAGTGGCACTAAGTGCTAAGGATGTACCAAATGTTAGTGTTTTAACAATATCAGCATCAAAATGAGACTGGGCACCGTGACACCAAAATGCCACATATGTTATCATACCAGCCGCTAAAAGCATTGTTACACCCTCAAAAATTTCTTCGTGGGCGTGAGTTAATCCTGCTATATAAGAGAAGCATAAGGCAATCGCTAAACTACCAACGATACCTGCGGCAATACCTGCCCATACAAATCGTGCTTTATCCATAGAATCGAATTTCTTGAGGTATGCAAATATCAACGTGACGATAAGCATTGCCTCAAATCCTTCCCTAAGAATTATGATTAATGACGAAATAAATGGTGCTATAACACCGACTTCTAAACCTGTTTCCATTCTGATTCCTTTATGATTGTATGCTTTTTACCTACTATTTAGTTATTATCCAATGCGAACTGTTCGCATTCACATCTGGCCACTGAATGTCTCCATTATTTGTGGGCCAAACGTGACCATTATATACGCTATCACGGCCAACGCCATAATACCTAATAGCATCCATTTCATCTTGAAATCATCTACCATCATTTTAAATCCAATAATCTCGTTACCCAATATTCTAAGTGATAATTCGAGTTTTCCTGGGTCATCAATATTATTGGTCATCTGCCAGACCGAGTTGAGATTTATAATTCTTCCAACCTGAGTGCATTTTCTTGAAATTTTTGACAATATTTTCAAGTCGAGCAATCTCGGCTTTCAACTTCTTCATCTCATCCTCGGCATCAGCAATCATTTCTGCTACCTCTGGCTCTATCTTTTCTGCTCCTACTGGCTTATCTTCGCTCATATTTTCCTTTCTACCATTTGCCTTGTTCAACATCTGGGTCTTCCCAAGGAGCCATATAGGGCAACTTAGTAAAACGGTCATTTTCTTTAAGAACTTCAATCTCTTCTGGAGTGATGTTCCTATTCTGCATAAACACTCGGACTTCTTCTTTTAACTTAGTTTCCATTTTAGTCAACATATCCACAATCTCCTTGAATAAATTTAAAGTTGTATATATTATAACACACTTTAATGGGTTGTCAACCCTTTATTTGTGGTTATTGTGTATTATTTCAACAAGAACGACCACGGCTATTCCAAAGGCACATACCTGCATAATTAATGTGGCTATTTCTGTACTCATCCAAATGTCCCCCTATCATCCATTCGTCCCATATTTAATTCAATGATATACTCATCAACAATCGCATCGAATTGCTCAAGGACTCGCTCCCTATTCCCTCTAAGGTCGAATTCATCTCTGACAATTGCATAGCAACTTCGTCCAGACGTTAGTTGTGTTCCACCAACCTCTGCAATTAATCCTTTGCGTAACGTCATCAATCTAAACGTCTGAATAGCCATCGGATTAGTAAGGACCCTTGAGAAGGGCATTTTATCTGTTTCTAAATTGAAATCTTTACCAATGGGCTGTTTCATATGATATGTGTCATTTTTAAGTGAGCCAAAAACAAATCTAAATCTTCTTCCAGCATATTGTATCTTAAAACCTCTTCAAATGATTTCAGTAGTTTTTTCATTGCAACAATATCTTTTTTCTTATTGTGATGGAACATACCATAATTATCTTTTGATGTACCAACATCTCGTTGTTCTAACATCCTACTAATATCACTATATTGTTCTTTTAATGCTTCTACTAGAATCTTATCACTTGCATCATACCCTATATCGACTTTCATAGATAATCCTTTCAGAGATAATCGTGAATCTTTATAAGTGAGTTAATCGGAACTAATACTCCTTTTGACGTATCATCGTCACCACCTCGCACCTTATTCTTTCGATGCTCATACACAATTGCTTTAAGGTTATCGACAGTCATTGTAATATTAAACATTAACTTGTCTTCCTTATAGAAATTGATTGACCAATATTTCGCTTGTGTTACACAAATACCTGACGGATGACCTCTAGATTCAGTTTCAACGAAGTGATTTCCAGTTCTTACCCAGATATCTCGTTCGGATTTGACCTCAGTCTTATCACCAGCCACAATATCAGCAACCGTATTTTCTCCTACCTGACCCCATTCAAGGTCATATCTAAAATCTGCATTATGGTCCATAACTAAAACATTCTCCACGGTAACATCGTTTGACCCAATAAATTAAGTAAATATTCAGCGACACATATTATCACAATACCGACACATATGTTCCACGCCCAGTATTTCCATCCAGTGAGGGAATCAGCCCACGCACGAATGCGAGAGTTCTCTGCTTTCTCCATCAACTTATAACGATTCGCTAGATTCTTTGCCCATCCTCCTGTCAACCAAGAGATGATAGCAATCATCTGTTTAAAGGGCCACCAGATTATTTTAAGAATATTTCTCATTTAGAATTTTCTCCAGCGATTATCCGATGGATTATTATTCATCTTGTCGTTGTCTCGTCTAAAGAATATAGAGAGAAACATAGCACCTAGTCCGATACCACCAAATGTTAATAAAATGTAGCCTAAAATCTCAATTACCATATTCATCCTTTCATCCTTATATTTATCTAATCATAGTTACTATTATACACTAAAGATATATGCTTGTCAACCCCTTTTAAGCACTTTCTTTTGATAAATAGTAGTAGAAGTAGAGGAGGCGATGGAATGCCAGTAGCAGAGATACTTGCGGGAATTGCACTGGTTAAAGCCAGTGTATCATTCATCAAGGATAATATAAGCACTTGTAAAGATATCGGAGATATCGCAGGTGCCGTAGATAATCTTCTGAACGGAAGAGATGAAGTAAATAAGAAGTCCTCTAGCAGAGGAATGGGTATTCGGGAACAATTCGATACCACTCATATAGCCAGAGAAACTATCGATGCAAAGTTGGCAGCCGAACAGATACAAGAGATTTCTCATATGATAAATCTAAGATTCGGCCCTGATACGTGGCGTGAAATCGTAACAGAACGTGCCAGGCGCATCCAAGAACAAAAGGAACACGAGAAAGAAGTCAGACGCCGAAAGGCTAAAGAAGCCAAAGAACAAATGGAACAATTGAAGTTCATTGGGGCATCCTTCAGTATTATCTTGTGTGTTATCGGAGTAATCATAGGTTCAGTCTATTATACTAGATTATAAAAAATCGTATTCTCAGTATAAATAGTTGTGTTAATAAAGGATAAAATTATGTTTGGAATACCATTAGAAGTCATATCAATGCTGTTGTCCACGATTCTAGGTGGAATTATGAAAATGTCTGCGGACAAGAGACAGGATGAGGCAGAACGAAATGCTCAAACTCTATCATTGCTCCAACAGAATGAGAAGGGAGCAAGGCGTGCCGCTAAGATGCAGACACCTTCCGCTAAGTGGGCTCGTAAGTTCATTGTAGTGTGTTTAATGGCAATGGCTGGCTTCATACTAGTAGCACCAGTGTTATTCCACGAGAATACTAACGTGTTAACTGAAATAACACACGGATTTAAGTTGTGGTTCTTTGATTTCACTTGGAATACTAATGAGTGGAAGCAATTAGGCGGAGTAGTTACACCAGATTGGCTACCTTATGCAATAATGAACGTCTTAGGATTCTATTTTGGTACAGCGGCGGTTCAACGACAACGATGAACGAATTCTTAAAGAAGAGGATGAAAACCATTTTATGGGTTCTCATCCCGAGTATGAGTGTTGGGATTTTCTTGTTGTGTCACGCATCATTTGAAGGATGTCCAAAGAGTTGGCACCCTAGTATTGATAGTTGTATGGGACCAAAAGTGAATATTAAAGATAAAGCGTTTGGAAAGGCGTTTATAGACAGTTTATCCAGAGAAGACGGCAAAAGTTTATAATAATGGAGAGGTAAGAGTATGCAAGAAATAATGATACAGTATTGGCAATTTACAGTAGTAGCGGTTATAATAATAGTTGCTTTTGCTTTGAGGTTTATCTTCAACAAATTTGAAGGAAATCATAAGGGCATCAATTTTAAGGTAACAGATGGAATGCCTGAAATGAAGCCTATTCTAATTGAAACCGCAGGCAAAGGGTTCTTTGGAGCGATTTGGATGTGGCTTACTGGCACTCGTAAATGGGAATTGACTAAAGACTTCACGTACAAGATTGATAGACGTTTGTATATCATCCCTAAAGGATTCATATTTGACGGTGCTTCAATCCCTAAATTTCTCCGGAGTTGGTTGTCACCTGTAGGGGTTCTTCTTATTGGAGGCCTAGTCCACGACTATGGATACAAATATGAAACTCTTCGCTACAGTACAAGTAATCCAACCAAGTCTGGTAGCCCAGAGCCTACTATAGGTCAGAAAGACCAAAAGTGGATGGATGAGACATTTAGAGACATTAACATCAAAGTTAATGGATTCTATGTATTAAATTTTCTTGCCTATTACACACTAAGGCTAGGTGGTTTCGTTGCTTGGAACGGTCATAGAAAACGTGACCTCAAGTGGGATGGAAAATGAAATTAAGAGATATGATATATGCTGGCGGAATTAGCAATAGCCAATGCGGCTTTCAAGGTAATAAAGACCACTCTTGAAAATGGCAAAGAAATTGGTGAAGCAGGTGGGGCATTAGCGAAGTATTTTGGTGCCGAGAAAGAAATACAGAAACAGGCCAATTCAGGCAAAGGTGATGTATTAGAAGCCTTTCAAGCCAAAGAGGCCTTGGTTAGACAAGAGGAAGATTTGAAGTGGATGTTAAACAAACAAAGACTTCACGGTTATCAAGATTTTGTTGCCTTTAAGGTACAGTATACTAGAGATTTAAGAGAAGCAGAGAAAGAAAAGATACGACTGAGGAATAAAAAAGCCAAAGAACTTGAAGAAAATGTGATATTGGCATCAAAAGTGATGCTCTCTTTAATCTTAATAATAGCAGTTGTAATAGGAACAGTAATTCATTTAAAAGGAATCTAATTGAGTAAACAGGCAAGGCAGAAGCAAAGACGAAAAAAACGTAAACTTTTGAGAAATCAAATTTTTACTCCAATAAGGAAAGAAGATAATGGCAAAAGCGACAGTAACGAAGCGAACAAGTACACGAAAGAAGAAGGTGGTTGAACCAGAATCGACTTGGTTTAACAAGTCTGTATTCTATGGAATGCTAGTATTAACACTAGCCTCTACAATTACAGCGTGTTCTATGATTGCTGGCAAGGCGTTCAAAGCGCCTGATATACAGGTTGTGGATATTAATCCAGTAAATAAAGATGTAATATTGGATAATACAAAGGTTGTAGTCACCAAACTACCAGATAATTCAATTACAGTCGGAGATTCAGATGCACATATGACACTTCATAAGTCATTCAATTTCCAAGGACTAATCGACAAACACGTAGAAACTCATCACAATTATTCAGAAACGGAAACAGTATTCAAGTGCCACAACTTGAATGGAAAGATATATTCTTGTAAGATAATTCTTATAGAAGATGTCACTAAAAAAACGATAGACCCCGATATCATCATACCAGAAACTAAGAAAGAAATTACAGAGCCTAAGTCAAAAAAAAAGTTTTGGAATCCCTTTGATTAACCCATAAAAAAGGGGCCCGTTCTGGGCCCCTTTAAACTTCTAGTAAACCTACTTCAATTTACTTCACTTCTTCGGTCTTCTCTACTGGCTTTTTAAGTTTGTAGTAGATGTGACCGTCCCATCGAATAGACTTCGCTTGAGGGTCAGGAACGGTTTTACCCACGTAGTGCCATTCTGCACCAGCATCCTGTTCTGCTTTGAACGTATTCAAAGCCTCTTGATTAGCAAATCCGAAGAGTACCGTAGTAAGAAATAGTACAATCATAGTATAAATGTCCTTCAGTTAATAATTTAACTAGCACCATTAATATTAATAGTCCTAGGCTTATCTTCTTCCGGAATCACAATGTCCATATTGATTGTCAATAGACCATCAGTAAGGTCAGCATCTTTAATTTGAACGCTGTCACCGATAGTAAATTGGCTTCGGAAACTGCGATTTGCAATTCCCCTATGAATCACATCTTCTGTACTTTCATCTTCTGGCTTTTTACCAGATACAGTCAATACGTTCTTTTCAAGAACTGCGGATAGTTCATCCATCTTCCATCCAGCAAGAGCAAACTCTAATACATAAGTTGTATCGGTTTTCACGATATTGTACGGAGGGTACTTCTGATTGGGTTGGTGATTGAATTGTTCCATCGCTTGAAAGATATTGTCAAGTCCGAAGGATTGGTGTGTCCACGGGTCGAAAAACCCTTGTGGGGTAGTGAGTTGTTGCCTTGTCATAATTGTCTCCTCAATGAGCAAGATTAAAATATGTAGCCTCGAAAGAACTACGTCTAGTATCAACTTCTAAGTCCCGAAGGCATCTCAGATGTTAATCTTTTGGTTGCACCGCAAACAACCAGTCGGGGGAAAGATTTTGACAAATCAGACTAGGTGACCCCTTTTCTCGAAATGTTGGACTATCTATGCTGTCTCTTTTAATACTTCTACAGTCACGGCCACTTACACATCTCTGAACCTACCACGGTTTTTTAATTCTGTGAGGGGTTATTTTGTTATAAGGTAACCCCTCTGAAATCCTCAACTAGCCCTTATGCGGCTAGTGCGTATGTCTCTGAATCTACAGTTACATTTATTTATACAAAGTTTGCGACATTTGTATACGTTGTCGAGCGAATAATTTACCACACTATCTAATCGAATCCTAGTACACCCCCATCATAAAAATCCTCATTAAAGTAGTCATACGTGGCCCGGACGCTGTACTTGTCGGACAGGCATACTAAAACAAGGATTCTTATGGTGGAGGTGACGGGATTTGCACCCGTGTCTTAAATAACTAGTAAATTAAATTTACGCTGTTATAACCTCATTAATACGTTATATTTGCACCTACGTGCAGACGTACCTACCAAATAAAATACCAATCATTGTCATCATAAACATCCATTTATAACAACATTTATTCATACCCATTGATTAAAATCTCCTTGTGTAATTATTGGAAATTAAGTACCTGTAACACTATAACGATGCTACAACTCTATTTATACATATTCGTTATGGAGAATACGCAAGGCATCCTTCAATTCAAGTATCATTCCTGGTGGAATGCTTCTTATCTCAAATATGCTAATTAAAGTGGTGTAATACCAAAACTGATTTTCTTTATCAGCATTGAATATATTCCACAACTCCTCACCAATCACTTGGTAATCAGTAACCATATCACGAGCATTTGCAACTTTATCGGCTGCGGCAATTAGAACTGCATCATATGGTGCTTTTCCAATCATTTCAAGATATGCGACTTTTCTGTCTCTCCAAGGGAG